AGAAAATCATATAAATATTTTTTACTGCATAACCCATAACCCATAACCTATAACACATAATCATGTCTACACACTAATCCTATTATGAACAGCCATAAATATGAAATTCCATACCGACTGAATCTTTTCCAATATCCATAAAAATACTGGAGTCGAAAAATATGGATACAATATTAACCCTATAAGAATAACTACCGATATAATTGTTACATTTCTTAAATATAACATCACAATGCATACCCACAGAATAACCAAGGTCCAATAAACTACTACAGGAATTAACGTCCAGTTTTCAACACTATCCTTTAATTTGCTTTCATACATTGACTTACGATTATAGGTATATAAATCGCTTTTACCTCCATTTATTATATTTAATAACTCTTTATTCTTTTCGTCTAAATCTTCCATTACTTTTTTCATATTTTCAACAGCAATGTTCTGTTGCTGTGTAACTTGTATTAAGTCCATTATTAAATTATTTACCTCAACATACTTGCTGTTTAAATCTTCTAAATCTTTATACCCTTGTGCACGGTATCGTTTAGATAATAAATCGTTATACTCTGTTGACCCTTTTGATAAACTATCAGGACCACTTCCATATTTATTTATCATATAGTTTTTTTCAGCGATATATTCATTTAGTAAAGCATTATCATTTGTTTTTTTAGTATTTTCGTATATTTTTTTTAAACTATCATCACTAAATAATCCACCAACATTCGATGATGATAAAACTTTATTAACTTTATCAACTACATTTACAACTGCAACCATTGTTCCTGTTGCCTGTTTTGTTAGTTCAGGAGAACACCCACCACCCATTGCTCCTTTCAGATCACCTGCATTTTCATCAGTTGTTTTATTAACCTCACTCTGTATTTTTTTAGCTTCTTCTTTAGAAGGACCATCCGGCATTATTATATTTTTATATTACTGTTATATTATTGTTATATTATTGTTATATTATTATATAAATAGTATTTTACTTATTTTACTTATTTTACTTATTTTACAAATTAAAATACTATTTTTGACTTAATTTATTGTAATTTATTTATATTACAATGTACTATATGACGAGTTACAGTCATATACTGTATCAGTTGATGGAATAGGCGATGATCCATCATCACTATTTTTTATCTTACAGTTAGGATTTTTAAGTTGAAACGCTACAAATGTTTCTTTTTTAATATCCTTACATACATCCAATAGTGCAGACTGTCCAAAAGTTCTATCGGTTCCTTTACTTATAATATTTCTAGTGTTATCCGGTACTTCTGAAATGTCAAAAGGGAAATTATACTTGTCATAGTCAATGTTATTGCGTCTCGATAAATCATATACCTTTCTGCCTACAACTATAATACCAATGCAAAGAGCAACTATAATAATCAAACTTGTTATTTCATCTGTTATTAGCCCCATTCTCATTAAAAATATTGCAAGAATTATAATACCACAGTAAAAAATAATATTTTTCATAATATCCGCATGTGCCTCATACCTTCGGGTGTAATAATTATTAACACCAACCATTCTTTCGGCATTATCACGAATTGATATTGATTTCCTTAACTGGCTAGATGTATTGTTCAAGTCATTTTCAATAATATTTAGTGCGACAAGTTGCTGAGCATACGATTTTCGCTGAATATTATAATCAGATTGTGTAATACCATAGTTTGCCTTAATTGTTTCGAAAATATTAGTTCGCAATTTTGTTAAGTTATCGATTTGGTCGAATTTATCAGTAATTTGACTTTGAATTGAAGGCAATGCTATATCTGGCGAACCAGCCAATTTTTCTAAATCAGCAAATAATTTTTTTTGTATATTTTGTAAGTTAGCAATATTATCAAACTGTTCATTTAAATTTCGTGTAAAATCATCTTGATATGTAATCAATGGATCTACAGGTGGAACTGACATGTATATACAATATACAATACTACAATAAAATAATTAAATAATATTAGTTATATATTTTTATTAATATTATTTGTTATATAATAATAACTTTAATCATAGTATTTGTCATAGTATTTGGTATTTAATAATTACCACATCAGAACCACTACTTACTAACTATAAATATTGATGTTGTTTCTCCTGATGAATAATTAGTTGTTGCAGCAGGCATATTATAAATATTTAATATTTAATACTAAAAGTTAGTAAATATTTATATTATTAATGTGTAAAACAAAATTACCATGTAGGTATATATGCTGAATTGGTAGCGAGAGCTGAACCAGTGCTGAAATTAGCAGGTGGTTTTGTTATTACTTTAGTCACAGTCCATCCACTAATATTTTGGTAGAATACGGTTGCACCGTTAAACATGTTACTCATAGTAGTAACATTCAATGTAATCCAGTTACCAATAGTTGAGCTTCCATTATTGTTGAATGCTGATGCACCATTAAACATAAAACTCATATTAGTGACCTTCGATGTATCCCAAGCAGTAGTGCTAACACTTGAGCTGTAACCAATATTTTGGTTGAATACTTTTGCATTTTGAAACATAGAAGCCATATTATTGACAAGTGATGTATTCCAGTTACCAATAGTTGAGCTTCCACCATTGTTGAATGCTTCTGCACCGTTAAACATAGAACTCATAATAGTAACCCTAGATGTATTCCAGGAACCAATATTTTGGTTAAATACTTTTGCATCTTCAAACATACTATTCATATTATTAACATTCAATGTGTTCCAGCTACCAATAGTTGGGCTTCCATCATTATTGAATACTGATGCACCTTTAAACATTGAAACCATACTAGTGACAGCTGATGTATTCCATAAACCAATATTTTGGTTGAATACTTTTGCATTGAAAAACATAGAAGTCATAGTAGTAACATTCAATGTAATCCAGTTACCAATAGTTGGGCTTCCACCATTATTGAATACTAATGCACCGGTAAACATAGTAGTCATATTAGTGACCTTCGATGTATCCCAAGCTGTATGGCTAACACTTGAGTTGTAACCAATATTTTGGTTGAATGCTATTGCATTTTCAAACATAGAAATCATATCAGTGACTTTTGATGTATTCCATGATCCAATGGGTTGGTTAAATACTTTTGCACCACTAAACATATTCCTCATAGTAGTGACAAGTGATGTATTCCAGTTACCAATAGTGTCGCTTCCACCATTGTTGAACGCTAATGCATTTTGAAACATAAAAGCCATAGTATTAACTTTTGATGTATTCCATGAACCAATATTTTGGTTGAATACTCTTGCATTGTTAAACATATAACTCATATTAATGACATTCGTTGTAATCCAGTTACCAATAGATGAGCTTCCATTATTGTTGAATGCTAATGCACTCGAAAACATACCACTCATATTAGTGACAGCCGATGTATTCCAAGAACCAATATCTTGGTTGAATGCTGTTGTCTCAGTAAACATAGAATTCATATCAATTACTTTTGATGTAAGCCAGTTACCAATTGGTTTGTTGAATGCTACTGTACTCCGAAACATATCATTCATATATACAACACTCGATGTATTCCAAGCAGTAGTGCTAACATGTGATTTGTAATCAATATCTTGGTTGAATGCTATTGCACTAGTAAACATATAACCCATATTAACGACTTTTGATGTATTCCAGTTACCAATGGTTGGGCTTCCATTATTGTTGAATGCTGATGCAACGTTAAACATAGCACGCATATTAGTGACTTTTGATGTATCCCAAGAACCAATATTTTGGTTGAATACTCTAGCGCCACTAAACATAGATTCCATACTTGTAACACTAGATGTATTCCAATTGCTAATATTCCTATTGAAGAGTAAGGCGCTAAAAAACATACTATCCATATTACTAACACTTTGTGTATTCCAATTGCTAATATCGCCATTGAATTTTTCAGCACCATAAAACATAAAACCCATATTAGTGACTTTAAATGTATTCCAAGAATCATTTGATGAACTGTAATTAATAGTTTTATTAAATGTTTTAGCATTATAAAACATATATCCCATATTACTCACCTTAGATGTATTCCAATTGCTAATATCCATATCGAATCCTACAGCGTTAGAAAACATAGCATTCATATTAGTGACACTAGATACATCCCATGAACCAATATCGCTATTGAATGATGATGCACCAGCAAATAAAGAACTCATATCTGTCATAAAAGTTGTTACTATATTCTTAAAAGGTACTGGAGTAGTTTGAATAGTTTGTCCTGTTGGTATAAATGTTGATGAACCATTGGAAGCTATTCCCTTAGCATAATTTGTAATATTTGTTTTTAAAGAATTATTAACAATAGCAAACCATTCCATACCAGTGCCTCTTGGGTTTTCTTGTATAAATAAAGGCATTGGACTTGATGGAAGTGACGATAATGTACATTTAATAGTACCACCATCAGAACGTAAAGTTGGTGGAGGACTAACCACCAAAGTTGGTGCAGGATTAACCACCAAAGTAGCAGGAGATGTTTGTCCACTTGTATAATTAACTGTTGCAGCTTGTAACATTGTTATATTTGTTGAACCAGCAGCTATTATAGTAACAAAACCTGTTGCGGAATCAACACTAGCAACTGTTGGGTTGCTACTTGTATAAGAAATTTGTCCTGAACTAGTGGTGGGAGTGGGATATGCTGGTCTGAAAGAAGCATCACCTACAACCATAGCGGGAATAGTAAAAACACCATTATTGCTAAAAGTAGGAAGAGCCTGGATTACCACCAAAGTAGCAGGAGATGTTTGTCCACTTGTATAATTAACTGTTGCAGCTTGTAACATTGTTATATTTGTTGAACCAGCATTTAATATAGTAACAACACCTGAAGCATTAACAGTAGCAACTGACAGGTTACTACTTGTATAAGACAGTTGTCCTGAACTAGTGAGGGGAGTGGGATATGCTGGTGTGAAAGCGGGAGCACCTACAACCATAGCGGGAATAGTAAAAACACCATTATTACTAAAAGTAGGAGCAATAGGATTAACTGTTACAGTAGCGTCGATGTGTTCGGTAGTATAACCACCACCAGATTTGACTGCGCGGATCATAGTGGAGCCAGCCGAAAGAATCTTTAATACATTACCTGCTACGGACACTATACCCTGAGCACCAGTAACACTGTATAGATATGATCCTGGGATTGGGGTACTAAGAGAATGTGATGGAGCTGTCAATGTAAACTGGCCTTCCCCACCAGTTACGTAGTCTAAAGTAATATCTCCGAAGCCGCTTAATGGTATTTTCGTTGCAACATGACTGCTTAGTACAGCATCCGTATTAGCCGTAGTTAACCCACTAGTATAACTAAGAGATAATGTATGATCACATTTTAAACCATGTTTACTATAAAGATCCAAAATTTCTTGTCGTTCTATGGGTATATCATTCTGACCATATTTTAAAGCGCTTATCGCAGTACTACCTATAAAGCTATGCGAAATAGAAGACAAAGTATTATCATGCGGAGTAACTGTTAAAGTAAGCTCGGTGATATTTTCAGGTTTTATTGATTCACCAGACATATTATAAATATTATAAATATTATAAATATTTATTACCAAAAGTTACTAAATATTTATTACCAAAAGTTACTAAATATTTATTTATGAAATACTTCAATATATTTACGTTACTCCGCAGCACTTCTAAATGTTTTAATTGCTGCAATACCAACCAATACGGTTACTATACTCCACACCACATATTGATAATTATCGCTAATAAGAAGCAATTCTGTATCAGAAACAGTTGCGGTATTCGTAATATTCGACTCTTCATATTTATCTATTTGTTTTTTAACCGCTTCTTGACCAGATATTCCTTTCTCTATATCCTTCGATTTTGTATTAATTGTATCTTTTAAGTTATTCTGATTTGTATAAATACCGTTTATATGTCCCTTTATTTCATTTCCTTTCGTAACTGAAGCACTATTTTTTGTTTCTAATACACCCATTCGCGGATCTAATATTAAACCAAGTGCACATTTTTGAGTGGATGTCATGGGATTTGGTTCTGTTCTTGGATAAGAAGAATACACAGTACTATCTACGTCATTTACAAACTTATTACAAGAAAAATGAGTACTATTTGTAGCACTTATCTTTTTCTTTCTAATATAAGTAGTTTTACTATCATCTAAAATTCTATCTCCTTTTGGATATATCTCTGTATCTCTATACCTTTTACACACCGAGTCGTTATAAGTATACCCAGCACACGCTGGATCATTGTTACATGAAGTTTTACACAACGCTTCTGTTGTATTTGGAAGAATAGTTCCTGTTATAGAATAAGGTGTGAAACCCTTCGCTTGAATATATTCATTATCGAATTCTATCATGTCGCGAGAGTATTCATGTAAACCATTGTTTATATCAATATAAGCAATTTTACCTTTTATATTTGGGTCATCTACTTTGGTTAGATAATACTGAGAATAGTTATTAGAGTTTCCAATTAAGTTATTATCTTTATCAAGACCTTGTGATGAAGCCGCTCCTTGTGTTTGCGAAACATTATAAACCGAATATTCCAATACTAATGTTCCAGGATTACCCCCGGACTTGTTAAAAATTAACCGACATTTCCCAGATGGCGACGAAATATATTGACCATTTGTTAGTGTTTTTGTACCCATCGAAAACGAAGTTAGTAAACCACCACCATTAACACTGCCTGATACCCAGTCTGGTCTATCAGCCCAGGGCATCATTGTCTTGTTTGCACCGGCTATTGATATCATTTGTGTTTCCGGTTGATTTGATATTTGATTCGTATTTGTATACAATATGTCATTGGGTGTTTTATTATTTGTGATTGTAATAGTACCATCATCGGATAAGTTCAAAGAAAATGATGGATACTGTTCATATAACTCCCAACATCCTATAGTAAATCCTTGTCCTAAATTTACTCGCCTTGCTGTAGGCGTCATATCTTTTTTACCACACTTATATCTAATATATACTTCTCCACTCCCCTGCCACGAAACTGTTGCAGTATAAGTACGTATTTCCCAATCATATTGTTGATATGAATATGTTCTACCATTATATTGGTAACTATAACTTCTCAAAACAGGATACCAGTAACTATATTGTCTAGCAGTATCTAAATTTGCGCCCGGCGTTCCAACAGGAGAAGGATTAAATCTCACTATATCATCCCAATATCCCCAACCTGTTTCATAAGCATAACTAGCTGTAAGGTTATTAATCGTTCCTCCATATTTTGGACATAATATAGCTATAGGAACTTTCGTTGTACCTTCTGCTCTTACTAATGGACTAACAAAAGGATTACCACCTGCTCCTGATGTTCCTGAATATAACCCACCATCGGCTGCAAAAGTAAATGCATCATGTGATGTGTCTGTAATGGTAAAAATAGTTGCCCTTTGAATAGTTCTATACGCATTTGATGACCCACCATTAAGCAAATAGTTTCCAACATAACATTGCCCGGTTTTGCTATTAGAATTATAATTTGAAAGAGACGCAAAAGACATTCCTTTATCCATTGCTCTCGTAACACATTGTTTAACTGTAGAGTTACTCAAATCATTTTGTGCTACTAGTTGACCTGCAACTGTCGCAGCATTAGCCGCATCTTGATTATAGACACCCACATATACCATATTTGTATCATAATTAAAACTTATAGGCTTTGATACATATATATTTGTTCCGGAATAATCACTGCATGGATATGTTCCGTTAGGTCCTTGTACCATATCGGTACCGTATAGTGCGAGATTCCCTGCAGCATCTTCCAATACTGAATACTCAGCAGCGGACTTACCAGATAAATCAAAACCAACCGACTTGGGTACAACCGGAATACCACACTTGGTAGCACCCGATGGATATAATTTAAATAAACCCGCATTATTTACTCGACCAAACTTACCATCCGTAATTTGTACATCTTTATTTCTTAATGAACTATCATCACTTTTTTTGTTAATGTCTAAAAATATTTTGGCTTGTTTAGTAATACTATTTTGAATATTATTTAACTCGTTCATAGAACTATTATACCCAACAATATTAGTATTCATTTTATTTGTTTCATTTATGTTTTTTGCCGTTAAAGCACTGTCATCTACTACAAAGTTTTCAATAAGATCGGCATCGTTATCTAATACAAAATTTTTATTATTTTTATTTTTGTATTTATTATTTTTTAATTTATTACACGTTTTGGTGGTTCTTGTATTTGATTGATTTATAAACTGTAGTCCATCGTTTATACTTTTGCTATTATACATTTATTTTTATTTATAATTATATTTTTATTTTCTTAAATATAATTATACTCAGATAAAAATATTTATTATAACAAGTAGATATAATAAATATTGTTAATATATCTAATAATACATCTGATAATACATCTGATTTAAATTATTATATACTATTCTGTCAGTAAAAATTTATGATGTATACTTGATAGACACTAATGGGTTAAAATCTATTGTTGGAATATCAGGAAGACCAAAGTCTAAGTTTTTAAGTTTAATTTTCAAGTCATACCATTCAGCACTCCAGTTACTATACATGAAAAATAGAAATATGCATATCAGTAAAACAAGACTTATTAATAAAATACTAAATGATGACTCGGGGTTAAATATATTAGATATTGTTATATATAAAATAATGGCCAGTATAATAAACCATATCATATAAACATAATATCTCTGTTTTGCAAGTAATGCCGTCTCTTCTTCTTTAGCAATAGATGTATCTACATCATATATGGTTTTCAATTTATTCTTTTGCATTATTCCATCTATCTCAATGATTCGCTTTTGAACATTATCTATATCTTTCTGCATTTTATTATATGACGAGAAATCTGAACCAGTATTGTCTTTTACATTTGACATTAACTGTGCAGATATATTCGCCATTTGTGATGAAAGCGTATCTAAGTTATTTTTCAAATCTTGTCTTGCTTGTTTGTCTGCAGCTATTCTTTTAGCTAACTGTTCGGGTGTTTCAACTGCAGGAGGAGCAGGAGGAGGTAGTGGTATTATACCTTTTCCTGGCGTTGTTTTAGCAGCATTAACAACGAAGTTAAACTGATCCAAAACAATTTTATACTGTGCTTTGAGGTCATTATAATATTTTGTAGTTGGTCCTTCCATATTTTCTGTAAACCCTTCTACTTGTTCTTCTTGTGATTTCATCCCTTCTATTGTTCCATTATTACTTAATAGTCCCGCTGAATGAACAGTTGTACTTCCTGTTCCATGTGAATCTGATATTAAGTTTAAATTCAAATTTTTCTCTACTTGTTTCTTTACTTTATTTTCATTTTGTAGAAATTCTATACCTTGTAAAATACCAGGGTCTGTATATAATTGTTCTCTGTATCCACTATTAGAAATATTTGCTAAATCGCTAAACATGTTTGATAGGTCCATAGTAAAATAATTATTTATAACATATAAATAGAAAATGTATTTTTATAATGTCTATATTATCGATATCACTAATATTACTAATATCACTAATATTACTAATATCACTAATATTACTAATATTAATAATATTACCAGATATTACTAATATTGTTTACAAAATTCACCAATATATTAATTTATTTGTTTTTTGTTTGTTAAGAATGTTTTAAGTTTTTCTAGTTGCATGTTAAACCACGAGTCGCTCTTATCTTTTAAGCATGAATCAGCAATTCTCTTTATTTCTTTTTCGGTATTTGTTTTTTCTATTGGTGGGTTTACTTTTCGTAATACATAAACTATAAAATAAAATACCGAAATTATAACAGCGCTTATTAATATAAATATAATAATATTTCGAAGCATATTACTTGATGTTGTTCCATCAGGGTTTTGGGTATTCGCATTTTCTACTAATCCTTTTGCACCCTTTGCTGCATTTTCAGCAAGATTCTTAGTATTTGTAGCGACACTTGATGCAACTTCCATAAATGGCGTAGATTGTAACATATATAGAATAAAAATAATACCAATAACAATCGATACTATGTAAATCAAAGAACGGTAATATAATAACCTTTCATTGTAAAAAAATGGTTTTGATGTAGCACTAGTGTCTTTTATATTCGTTGCCTTACTTAATAATTCTTTATTATCATCATTTAATTCATCTATTTTTTTTTGAAAACTGTCTACATATTTTGACTGTTCTATAAATAATGCTTTTAACTGTTTTGTTATATTTAAATATTCAGTATTCAATGAGTCTATTTTATCTTTTGTACCAACAAATGCGCTGTTTCTTGAATAGTTGTTAATACAATCAACAGAATTTAAATCATTTCTTGTTAAACTACAACTAAATACAGGTATTTTAAATTCTACAAACTCCTCTACATAATTTTTTGTGTATTCGTCATATTGCTTATTTAAATTATTAAGAGAATTTGAATAATATTTTATTATTTCTGACATATCTATAATATATGATATCTATAATATCATAATAAAATATTATTTTATAAAAACAAATCTTAAAAATACCAAACACATAATCATAAAGTTATATACATTAAAAATATTTATAATCGAATACAGTCCAGTATATTGCATTATAGTATAGTCGAATGTAGTCGAATGTAGTCGAATGTAGTCGAATGTAGTCTAATGTAGTCGAATGTAGTCTAATGTAGTCGAATGTAGTCGAATGTAGTCTAATGTAGTCTAATGTAGTCGAATGTAGTCTAGTCTTATAACATTGTTTGGGTACAATACCTGTAATAATTTGAAATGACCGAAGTTTTGCTTGGTCGTTCGATGCGACAAATGTCTCCTGGTCGCATACCAATTGCTTGTGCAACAGGGTCAAATCGAGAAATATCTGGTAAATTCTTTACATCTAAAATATTATACCGTTTAATCATCTCTTTCCTTTCGTCGTCGGTTAAAATGATATGTTTGGGTACATATTGATGTTCTAGAATATTGAATTGTAATCTTTCTAAACTAAATAGTATAATAAATATTTTATTTCTATCCCAAAATTCATTTAATATATTCATTAAGGTTTGATTCATGTCTTGTTTTATTATTATTATTAATGTATCTGTTTTTTTATTCAAAATTTGTTCTATATTGAACAAATCATCTACATAATCCTGTATGTTTTCGACTCGCAATGTTTTCCCTAAATGAAACTTGACATATACACTTTTTTGTTTAAATGGTCCCTCTTTAGTAGTCAAAATCATGTCCAACTGTTTCGGGACATCTTTATTTGTATACATTGCATGAACTTCATTCACTCCGAATTTATCATATTCTGATGTATCGTATTTTTGTTCTCTTAATAATTCAAGAACTGTTTGCCTTGACTTGTGAATCATGGTAATTAATCCACTCGATGTTTTTTGTTGTTGTGCTGAAGACATTTGATTGGTTATTTGTTCTTTTTCTTTATTACTACTTTCTTATATTTATATTACAAAACAATAATTTTAATTCAATTTTATTATTGTTTTATTAAATTCATAAACACGCAATTTAAAATATATGTAAAATCAAATTTTATAGTTTACCAGGAAAAGGAGTAACCATTACTGTTTTTTTACCCTGTTCTTCTTCTTTGCCTTCTTCTTTTGGTTTTTGTGTATCAACGGATAGCAATCCTTGTGCTTGTGCTTGTGGTACTTGTGGTGGTTGCGGTGCTATTCCTACAGGCATTACTGGTTGTAATGGATTTGTAGGGAACACAACATTTGTCGCCTGTCCAGCTAATGCTACCGGAGAACCGACAGGACTAATCATTGCCGAATACTGCGGCGATGATGGTGCGTATTGCGGCGATGATGGTGCGTATTGTGGCGATGATGGTGCGTATTGCGGCGATGATGGTGCGTATTGCGGTGAACCTACAGGTGATGCCGCCAACCCAGCCACTGATGCCGCTGCCGCTGCTCCAAATCCTAATGACTGATATTGCGGTGAACCCTCTTCTATACCTTGTTCTGCGCGTTGTTTTGCTTCTTCCATTATTCGTTTTCTATACATTACCTTCTCATACTCTTGTACTATATTTATATATGAGCTTAACCAGTTATTTGGTGTCTGATTTCTAGCCAACTCATTCGCCATAATTTCATCCGGTATTTTTTCTCCTGATGGATACAATAGGTCTTTTTCTGACCATCCAACCGGATGAGTATTCGGAAACTGTCCATATCCACCCGCTGGTCCATCCCATATTTCAGTAGGAGAACCACGTTCATCCAAAATCAAAGATGCAAAAACATATCTATATCTCTTCGGTGTTCCTTCTCCATCTGAACCTTCTACTAATTCACGACTTTCTAATCTCCATCCAAGATTCTCTATATCTTTAAGCATCTTTTCTTGCGCCTTTTGGTTATCCAATAAAATAGCATTTGTATTCTCTTGTTTTTTATCTAACTCAGCTTTTCGTGATACCTTGGTTGCTACATAACCCACTGAACTTCTTTGTTTATTCGACTCAATTACACGAGAAATAACATCGGTTGTTTGTGGCGTATCATCAAACATAAGTTTATTAATCGTCTTAGAATACGACATACTTTCGAGTTGGTCTATATTGTCTTCTGTTATAATTCGCATAGACACATTCATCGTCATCAACTCTTGCATCAATAGTTTAAATGAATAAGGAATACGGATAATACTAAACGACCTACCAAATCTAGTTATCTTATCAATATTCATATCGCTCAACAAATTTCCAGTGAACTTTATAGGACCGTCCGCCATAGGACTCATAAATAAATCACGCATACTATTATAAATCGCAATCGTTCCCGTCTTGTTACATATCGCCATAAAATACTCGTCTCCACGAATCATCATAGACTCCTGTAGAAAATGACTAATACCATGAGCTATTATTCCGTCACGTTCCATTTCACCCACACGCAAGCCACCATCGTTTGCCCTACCTTGCACCGTTTGACGTGTAAGAAGGGTTCTAGGCCCCCTTGCACGATAGTTGATTTTATCTTTTACCATATGTTTTAAACGCATATAATATGTCGGTCCAATATATATATCTGACTGTATCTGTTCACCAGTCATTCCATTATATAATATTTGCGTACCGCTTGAATGAAACCCTTCATTTACTAATAGTTTACCATACTGTTTTTCCTTTGGCCCTACATTTAAAAATGCAGTACAATCTCCAAAAGCGCCATATAAAGAACATGCTTTCCCTACTAACGTCTCAACCAACTGTCCAATAGTCATACGAGATGGAATTGCATGTGGGTTGATAATAATATCTGGCCTTATTCCATCACTTGTAAAGGGCATATCTTGTTCACGTATTAATACGCCCACGGTTCCCTTTTGTCCGGCTCTGGAAGCAAATTTGTCACCAATACTAGGCATTCTCTCTTCGCGAATACGAACCTTCGCTAGTCTTTCTCCTTCTTCACTCTCTGTGATAAATGTTTTATCCACAAATCCAAGTTGCCCCTTTTTAGGAAAAACGGAATCATCAATTGGTCTATCAGGATTATCTAGATTCGTTTTAACTTTACCAATTAATACAATCTTGTCATTTAATTCAGTGTTTTCTTTTATCATACCATACATGTCAAGGTGATTATACTCATATCCTGGTTTTAATCCGATTACATTTGTCTCACTTTCAATATTTGCAATATGCGAATCGACCACTACACCTTTATCTTTACTAGATTCTTCACGTGTTTCATAACTATTAAAATAAGTTGTTCGAAACATTCCACGTTTTACCGACCCTTCATTGAATAAAATAGAGTCCTCTACATTATACCCCGAGTAGCACATAATTGCTACAATGACATTTTCACCACATGGATGCTCTTCATTGTTTATATGTTTTAAGTAGCGACTCTTGACTAAGGGTATTTGTCCATAGTTTAACATTACCCCCATCTTATCAATACGTGAAAAGAAGTTTGTACTATATAAAGAAACAGCTTGTTTTGCTTGACCGCATGCAAATGCATTTCGCGGTAAAGGGTTATTTTCGGGATAAACGATTTGATTCCCCATGAATCCGTATAATATAGATGGGTGAATTTCGATATGTGTATACGGTTTGTCGCGCGCATTATATGACAGAGTAATTAATAGCGACTCTTCTTCGGCTGTGTCTACATATTCTATAATAGATGGAATCTTCCCGCGTTGAATATCCAAAATTGTTTCTACACCATATAACTCAATAGGTGTATATATAATCGGAGAATCCAATGTGTATTCAACTGCTATTTTTGTGTTCATACCAACAACCAAACTTTTCCAAGTGAAATTATCTGACTGTAATGCCGCTAATATCTCTTTTCTCTCAAATGCATATCGCATATCAATAGTATCATAATATAGTAAAGGACGACATAACCTACCACCGTCTGTGAAAATATACATCTCGTTGTTTTGTATTTCCCAATGCGCGCTTATAAAAGGCGAAATTAATCCAAATCTTCTATACGTTTTTATTTGTATATTTACCTGGTCCGGATTTGATAATACACCCACCCATGCCCCATTTATAAATACCTTTGTAGAACTAAATAAATATTTTCTAGGGCATTCCTCTAATAGTTTCATACCTATTATATCTCGCATCCATTTTATCATAGGTTGTCCAGAAAATCCAGTAGTAATATGACACATTAATGTCATATTTTTATGTAATCCACAATTTGCACCATCCGGTGTATCTACAGGGTCAATAATACCCCATTGCGAACTATGCAGTAAACGAGGTTTAATCGATTTTGATGACGAGTCCATCGGCAAATTTATTTTACGAAACCCCGCAATAAATGAATTGTATGAAAGCCGATTTACATCTTGAACTACACCTATTTTTTTGGTATGTTCTACTGAACCCCAATTCCCTTTAAATGCTTTTTTAAACCCCGACTCTACAATGCGGTCTTGAAAAATATCATTTTTATTTAGTATAATAAGTGAAGGAAATGATTCCGCACTATTATATCTAGACGTGTTACCATAGTATTCGCGGTCAATTGCTAGACGAATACTTGCTTGTTGTAGCGAATAATACTCTTTAAATAAGTCATATAAAAGACGACCTGGCGAGTCAACACGTTTAAACTTGAAGTTGTCACGGTCGGTTGGTTTTTCAACTTTCGTATATACAAGCAATAACTTATAAACAATGTATCCCAAATAATACGCTTTATTTATGTAGTTTAGTTCTCCTAGTTGAGGCAAAAAATAGTTCATTAAAATGTCGTGTACGTGTGAAACGGTTTTCGATTTTGTAAAAGTGGATATAAACTTAAGTGCTACTTCTTGTGTGAAAATTCTACTTGCATCATGAATAGATGGAATAAATAAGTCTATCATATTTGCATTTTTATCCAAGTCTAGTAAACAATATTCTATAATATCTTTATCAGATAAAACTCCCAAAGCTCTCATTACTATAAAAAGGGGCATGGGTTTACGAACATTCGGAATTAGAACTACGATTTGTCCATTCGAGTATCGAGCACCTGGGGCAACGACTCTCACCGACATTGTTCGCTCTGGTTTTGATGCATCTTCTGACACTGTGCGTATATCGGCAGAATGACTATAAAGTTCCCCTTCGTCATCATATTCCCTTATATACAGCATATTATCGGCAAACTTTTCTTGTGAAATAATGAACTTTTCTTTTCCATCGATAATAAAATATCCACCATAGTCATTCCGACATTCACCCATGTTAAATCTTACCGAAGGGTTTAGCCCATTTAAAATACATAACTCTGATTGAAGCATAATAGGAAACCTACCTAGAAATATTTTTTCCAATACAGCGGTTTCTACTCTTATATTATCTTCTGCATCTCGCATTATAAAATCCACTTCTACGTCATAATGAATAGTAGTTCCATATGTCATGTTTCTCAACCTTGCCTCATTTGGATACATAAAATGTGACCTTTTTACTAAACCGTTATTTTCATCATCATATATAACCGGTTTCCCGTAGTATATTCTATTGCCGCTCTTTCCTCCAATAAATAATTCGCATCTTAGTTTGAAAATATTTTTGGATACATCTTCTTCTTTTTGTAGAACGATTGGATTTTTTTCTTTGAAGATTCTTTTTATTCCAGTTGTTATGAAATCGTTATAAGATTCTAAATGATGCTGGACTAAAATATTTGGATTGTCAGCAAAGTACTTATCTATTATCTGCCATGCTAACTCAGAATTCATTTTACTTAGATTATATTATTATACTATTATATTATATCATTAGTATTTTTTATACTTTTTACATTTATATTCATATTTTTACTATAAAATTTGAATATAACTCTATATTTTTGACATCTATATATTATCTATTAACAATTAACTATTAACTATTAACTATTAACTATTAACTATTAACTATTAACCATTAACTATTAACTATTAACCATTAACTATTAACCATTATATGTTTTATTTTTTACTACCTTTTGCTATAAAAATTACAAGTCCTGCAATTGTCAAAAAAGCAATACCTAAAATTATATATGGAAATAAAAATAAGAACCACGATAGTTTTGACCAACCAAATCTACATAGTAAATTAAGAATAAATGCCCATAATAAAATAAAAAATATATTTAACACATAGAACATAGGCTTACTTTGTATTTTACAACTCAAATTTCCTAAACATATTTTATCTTTTTCATTTCGCGTTATATCATAATATAAAGAGACTGCTAGTAATATCAAACTAATAAAAAAATACAATTTTGCTGGTGTACATAAATTATAAATAAAGTTTGAAAACATTTATATATATTATATTATGTTATGATATGTTATTTTTTATTATTATAATAAAATTATAATAATAATAATATTCCTGTTAATATTGTTTTATATTTATAAAGTTTATTTTAATGATGCTTCACTATATGATTTATCGTATATGTTCTTCAAATTTAAAGAATTGTAAGAAGAAGCTCCAGATGTTACATTTCCTAAACCGCGTGGAAATTGGAATGTAGGGCTTGGGTTAACATTGTATAATTTGTTATCGAACCCGCTAAGACCGTTTACTGCAGAACCTAATCTATATACAACGTCACGACCAAACGTTTGTAAATCATCTATTATACCGCCACCTTTTAATCCTCTTCCTTTACCTTTACCTTTACCTTTACCTTTTCTTGTGCGTTTACCACCACCAGATTGGAAGCCTCCTTTTGTGTAATCATGTGGTAATATTAACTTCTCTGCCGGCCATGGTTGAATGGGTGGTATTGGTGGATTTCCAGCTGTTGATACAGGAGAACCTATACCAGACGGTGAAATTCCTCTTGGAGACAATGATAATACATTACCCCCTTGTCCTGGATTATCTGGGTTCCAAAATTTTGCAAAATTCCAGAAATTTCCATTACCACCTTTCATATGTCTCGAACCTTTCTTATGTCTCATATTTTTTCTTAATCTTTTACCTCCACCTCTTTGCAAAAACTGATATGGAGGTTGTGTACAAACTTGTCCACCGCCTTTTTGTCCTCCTACAGCAAGTGGCGTATTTAAGTAGTATGCTCCTCCCGCAGTTGTATTATCAGAATATAGTCCAGGACGATTTAAATCGGTAGCTGGATTTATATACATATTTGGAGAACCACTCTCAACTACAACACCCATACCACCTCCACCCATTTTTCGTGACTTCTTTTTATTACCATTTTTTCTTAATTTGCCTCCTCCACTTTGTCCTCCTACAGCAAGTGGCGTATTTAAGTAGTATGCTCCTGTTGCAGTTGTATTATCAGAACGACACCCGGCGACCTGAGATGTGCTTGCTGGGTTTATATACATATTTGCAGAACCACTTTGAACTGCAACACCCATACCACCTCCGCCCATTTTTCGCGTTTTTCTTCGCATATGGTGTTTATTTTTTTTACTATTTTTTGATTTTTTATGTTTTTTATAAGAATAAGAACCCATGTTATAATATTATATTATATAATAATACGATAATATATTATTATATATACGAATAAAAATTATATACTATATAAAAAATACGCATATTCATTTTTACTTAATATTTAACCATTTAATATTTAATATTTAATTACTCAATGTCGACGTGAGTAAGAAAGTGTCTACGGCAACACATTTTGTTAAATCCCAGTTCATCTAAAACAAACCCCTCAGGAGTTTTGTCTACAAATTCTTGTGTTAAATATATTACCTTGTCATTCTTCATATCTTTCTCAATCTTCTTTTTCTTGACTTCAGATAAATAGTAACGATATTTGTCGGCGATTAACTTTCCACATGTGAAGCATTTTATAGGAATAATCATTTTGTTATATTGTTTTGATTATCTAGATTGTTTTTATATATTTATTATATAGATTTTTATAAATCAATTTTATGTCTTATTTATATTATATTATATTAATAACTTTGTGTAAAATATAAAATATAAAGTAAATGCCTAACTTTAATCATTGTTTCTCTTATTTTTTTTAGGTGGATCGTTATGAAATACATCACTAGTTAGATCAGTTAAATCATCTACTAAATTGCCGCTATTGCTATAAAGATTATCGTACTGTCCATGATACAAACTGTCGTAATTATTTTCATATAAGTCTCCATCTCCATCTCCATTTACCCCACCAACCAAGCCTACATTTGTAGAAACATCTTCTAATCCACCACTTTGTTCCATATCAAAACCTTCTACTACTTTTTGTATTTCTAATTTTCTTATTTCTTTGGTCGGTGGAAGGTTGAGTGGATTTACACTATTCATTCCTACCATTTGTATATAAACCAATATACCTACTAAAATAATAATAACAATTAAAATATAAATAATATTTTGAAAAAATGAATCTCTTAATTGTGGTAAATTTAAAGTATTTGCTAAACCACTAAATGTAGATTGAAAAACCCCTTTTATTGAACTAGTCGCTTCCCCGACTGTTTGCATCTTTGCTGGACTACTCATTTATATTATTGTGTTATTATAGTAATTATATATATAATTATAGTAATTATAGTAATTATATATAAAATACTGTAAATATTTATTTAATATATTAAATGTTTTAATTTGCACACTTTACATTTTAATGATAATAGGTCCAGTAGATGTCATTACTTTGCGATGTTGTTCTCCATTTGAATGAATTGTGTCATGACATTTTTCACAAATAGATATTAAATTTGCTACATGATTTTTGTGAAAATGTCCTATAAAGTTAAGTTCATCAGCATTTTTTTGATGTTGAAGATGATGTATTTCTGTACCCATTTCATTGTTACACATTTCACATATATTTCTTATTTTATTGGCGTTATATTTGCTCGGTTTTGCCGAAAGAATACTCTGTTCGTTATTTCTATATTTAAGCCTTATTTCATTTGCATACTTTAAAAAGTCTTCAGGTAAATGAAGAGACCTACATACCTCCAGTCCGTACATACTAAATCCTGGACCATCTTTTAATTTTCTATCGTATACTAAAATATCCTTTTCTTTATTATATATAACTTCTAAATGTTTCATAGATAACCTGTCCAATTCCTCGATTTCTTCATATTTATTAATCTCATGCATATGTGTTGCAAAAATAAAAGAGCATTTTGCATCATGTAGTTTTTTAAGACCGGCTACAAATATACTAATTGCTGAATCCATTTCTGTTCCTGAACATAGTTCATCTCCTAAAATAAGTCCAAAATTATTTGCTGATTTTAAAATAACACGCAACTCAGACATCTCAACCATAAATGTTGAAAGCCCTTTAAATAAATTATCATTCCCTAAAATTCTTGTAAATATACTTTTGTATGGTATATACTCAAACGATGAACATGGTACATATAACCCCGCCTGAGCCATTATAACTGCTATTCCAAGTGCTCTTATCAGACTCGTCTTTCCTACGGCATTTGTACCATATAATAATATTCCGTTTTGGTGAGTGTTATTACCTAACTCTATATCATTTGTAACATACAATTCATTCGTATTAATATGTTCAATAAGACAATGACGCAAATCACACGCCTTTACAAATGAGTCGCATATGCTGTCGGATTGTTTTTTTATAACAGGTTTGCAGTATTTATTTTTTAGAGCAACATATACTTGGTTTTGTAAAACATCAATCATAGTTACCATATCAACTATAATTTGAATATCCCTTTCAAAAATATTTTGTATATTTTTAATGAATCCTGTAAAAATTGTTTCTATTTCTATTTTCATTTTTTGTTTTGATTTTATAATTGTGTTACATATTTTATCAACTTGTGCTGAATGAATAGATGAATTACTACCTGTTGCAAGAGGATATGTTATTCCTGTTAAATCTATTACTAATACGCTTGTTGTTTTTTTATATGTTTCATATTCTATTGTTACTTCCGTTTTTATGGAATTGGTATTTGACTTTACTTGTTTTTTCAGTTGTTCTTCTAGTAATTTTGCTCTACGTTTTGTAGTTTGTAAACTATATCCCATTTTCTCTGTGTCGTGTATTTTAACATATTCGTATTTTTTTTCAGTTTTAGATGCTTTTTCACATGATGATATTATATCACAAAAATAACTCTGGATATTTTTCAACTCTATATATGAATTTTCGTAATCATATACAATATTATCTAATATTTCACTAACTGATGGGCGAATAAAATTTTCTTCATAGTTAAGGTTATCAATATTGAAGCATTTTTCTAATACAAGATGTGTTTCAATATATGATTGAATTTTTTTACATAGTTCGGATATATCAGGAATTGGTCTTCCTTCTAAATCGTAACTGTCTTTTTTATTTTCAAGTTCTGATAATACATGCGCCATTATTCTCTTATCGCTTTTCATTTTTTCATACATAGAAGAAATAGTAGTCAAATTATTGTACAAGTGGAATAAGTTTCTAGGCGTAACCTTGTTATGAATAATTTGTCTGTGTAGTTTTTCAATATCTTTTAGTTCTCCCATATTAGAACGCCATTCTGTGATAAGAGTTTCGCCTCTTTTATTTATAATATACTCTGTAATATCGTACTCTTTATTTAACTTATCGCAATCGAAAATAGGATTAAGAATTTTATATTTGAATTTTCTAGACCCCATGGGCGTAATACAGTTATTTAGAAATTTTGAAACAGATGAATACTTCCCTGTGTAACTGTCATCATCGATAATATTTAATTGTTTTAAAGAATGATTGGCTAAAACAACACGTTCACTCTTATTATCGAAAACAGGTTCGCGTATTTTATTTACAAGATTCGGGTTATGTTCGTAAAGAAACTGTAATAAAAAAATAAAAGCTTGTGTTGCATACTCATACGTTGTTGTGAATTCTATAAATGAAGCCACAATATTAAATTTATAGAACTTATTAAGTATTTCATTTTGGTATGTTTGTTTTTCGCATTTTCGTGCGTTACATATCAAGTAACTCGATGACGACGATATAGTTCTAGGTGTAGAGGAATGTTGATTTTGTGTATCATCTTCAGTTAATATAACTTTGTGTATATTCTTACACAAAATGCCTGTATAATTTATAATATCGTCTAGGATTTTTTCGGTGAAATTAGTAATCATAATAATTTCACTAGGTTTGTATGTAGAAATATATCTTTCAAGCTCATCATATGTAGTTGGGTTATGTTTATCTTCTGTTTTATATTCAAACATAATAACGCGACCAGTATATATGTCAACATTTGCTACTCCTACAATAATTGACTTATTTTTCATGTACGAGACTTGTTCAATCCATACGCACATAGTGTTATTTGATATTTCTACTGACTCAGGGTTGAAAAATGTTCCTGGAGAATATATTCCCTCAACATTTCTGTTGCTAGGGTTATTTGGGTCTTGTGTTATTACAACAGCTGTATATCCAGCATCTTGCAATTTTTTTAGATACTTATCTATTTTAGTATATGTAAATCCAGCCATAACATACTGACCGGTTTTTTGTGCAACTGATAGGTCACATAGTTTAGATATATCTTCTATTTTACTACCGGTAATATAAAATGAACCATCACTATTACTGTTGCTGTTGCTGTGTTTTTCACCATAAATTTCATAAAAAGAACCAACCATCATTAAAATGACGGTTTTATCTCCATATTTGTCAGAATACTCTTTTGTTAGTTTCAAATATGTTGTTATGAGAGACATAATATGCGTTTATATATAATAACAGTTGTTTCGCTGTGTTGAACAGTATATCTTGTTGATATATAATGTATCCTCGAAGTCTTTAACTACGTTTGATATATTATATATCTCACGTATCTCACGTATATCATGCATATCTAATATAAATATGTATAATATGTATAATATGTATAATATGTATAATATGTATAATATGTATAATATGTATAATATGTTTACTTATTTTTATATTTTCGTATAGTAGTGGCTAAAATTTAGAGTTATACTATAGTTTTTCCCTCTTTTTTTGTCAGTTACTCTATTTTTATTTATTGATTAGAATTTACTCAAATCTCACGCATCTGTAATGTAATGCATTTTATAATCTCTTGGATGCCTTCTATCCTATGGCTTGTCGATGGACTCATGAAAAAGGTATGTTGTTATAGATGCGTGAGATTTGAGTAAATTCGGTACATATAATCAAAAATAGAATATTGATAAATTACAAAAAATGATATGTAAAATGTAAAATACATTTTTGTAGGATTATAATATAGTGTATTATATAGTGTACTATAAAGCATAATGTCTTTTAATTATGAAGATGTTGAAAAAATATATAATAAAGTTAAAAAAATGAAACAGAAAGGGAAAAATGCAAATTATATACCTGACCTTAAAAAAGGTAACTCAAAAATATATGCAATTTCGGTATGTAATATAAAAGGAGAAATAATGAATTTTGGGGATTATGAGTACGAAGTAGGTATAGAATCGGCCTCAAAAGTTTTCACACTTGCTCTTGCATTAAATAAATATAGTATAAAAAAACTTATTACTGATATTGGAAACTCCGATGAAAAGCGAGATTTTAACTCTATGAAAGATGTAATACAAATAGCAGGTCATACAATTAACTCATTTGTTAATGCGGGAGCAATGGCTACTACAAGTTTATTATATGATGACACAAATTCTAGGGTAGATAATGAAAACGAAATGAATAAACTTATTTTAGAAAATATGGAAAACTTTGCTGGAAGAAAACTTAAAGTTAATGAGCATCTTTATTTATCGGAATATAAAACAAGTCAACATAATAAAGCACTCATTGATAAACTTGTTTCGTATGGTCGTTTTTATGGCGATCCAGAAACAGTATTAAAAACATATACAAAGCAATGTTCGGTAATGGTTACTAGTAAAGACATAGCAATAATGGCGGCAACACTAGCAAACAATGGTAAGAATCCGATCACACATAAAAAATTAATAAATGAAGAAAAAACAGATTATGTTATAGAACATATGGCTGCACATGGTTTATATAATGAGTCACCTACATGGTGGAAACAAACATACTTCCCTGCAAAAAGCGGCGTTGGAGGCGTTATCATGATTGTTATACCAGGAGTTATGGGAATTGGTATTGTTTCGCCGCCTCTAAACAAATACGGTAATAGCTATAAAGGAGTAGAAACAGGTAAACTATTAGCAAATATTCCAATTTATTGAATTTAATATTGTGTGTATCAGTATGTATCGTTTTCGATACACACAATATAACCTACGACATACAATCAACAACTTACCATGATTTTTTATCCTCTAAAAAGTTATGAAGGCCAATACCCTTTCCAACATTTTCTACTTCTCCAGCCAACATAGAGGCTTCATATATGTTACGTATCACACCAGGCGGAGCAGTTGAACCTATCTTTATAAGATTCTTTTCAACTAGATATTTTTTTACATCGGCTAGTTGCTTACTTTTCAATAACCCATGCTCTTTTTGTATATTTTTACGAGTATCATTATTTTTTATTAAAACACCAACAATATTACCTTGCTGTTTACCTAACTTAAATTTTTTAGTTATAGTTTTTCGTAAATGTCTCCTTACTTTAGTTTTTCTCAGACTATGTTTATTTTTATTTTCACCACTATCACCATCATCATCATCATCGATTTCATTTTCATTATTATCCGAATTTATTTTTTTGTTATCTTGTGTCGATGTCGATGTCGATGTCGATGTCGACGTCTTTTTACTATGCTTATTCTGTAAATCTTTTAACTTTGTTTGCCTGTCAGAATAAAGATTATCTGAACTACTTTCATTATCTGCAAATCTAATATTATTTTTTATAGTTTTATTGTACGTTCTAAATGTAGGTTTGCTACCACCTTTTAAACACCCATATGGAGCATCATCAGATAGTTTTATAGGAGAAAATGTCGATGACGATGGAAGCAAAGATGTTTTACTCGTTTCTACATCATCACTCATATCTTCTGTCGCATAAATATCTGCATCTATCATTTCTGAATTATTATTTTCGAATTTCTCCATTTCTCTCGAACCTATAACACCTCTAGATGTATCAACTGCAAAATTTGTATACGACTCAAGAGGAGGAAGCTCATTCAACGACATCTGTAATGGTGTCGGCATCGGCGATACAGATGGAGACGAAATACTATACACAGGAGGTGTAAAATTCTGTAACTCAGGCGGCAGTTCAGTATATACTAGTGATTGGTTAGCCGTTTTACCTATAGCAAGATTTATCTTAGGTACCGCATTTGATGCTATACTTGGTGTTATACTTTGCGGCGATTTAGTAGGGATTTGTAGTTGTATTTTTTGAAAAAAAGGTGCAGGTTGGTGCCGCTGTTGAGGAGGAATATTTGCAACAGATTGCATTACTTGTGCTGGTGCTGGTGCTTGTACATATGTTGATGCTGATGTTGATGCTGATGTTGATGTTGATGCTGGTTGAATATGTTGTGGAATATATGCCTGCGTCTGTATAGACTGATTGATATTATTTGGGGGATATAAAGCATGCGGATTTGTACCATTATTATTATTATTATTATTATTATTATTACTATGTAGAGATTTTAAAATATCATTATTTAAACTAGTAGAAACTGAAGAATTCTGTTTTTTTAATGTTTTAGTTTTATATTTATCATTTCTCTTTTGACCAATATAACTATCTAAAAAATCAAGAGACTTCTTAAATTCACTACTAAATATCTTTGTCTCTTTGGATATATCTAAAGTATCTTTACTATTTATAGCGCCACCACTGATTAAACTAGGAGAAGAAGTTTGGTCTGCTTTTCGTTTCGCATTTATTTTATCTAATAACATTTTCTTCAACTTATTAGGTTTGATTATTTCTTCAGACATGTTGCGTGTATTTTTTTTTGATTTTTTATTTTGTACATTTGATGAATTATCACTTCCAGATAAAAATGACTTATTTATTACTATACTTTTTTTAGTAGGGTCGCTCATAATATAATTTTAAAAATAAAATATTATTATGAATAAAACCGAATACAATACGACACAATAAAATACAATAAAACACGCTATAATAATAATATTAACAATAATACTAACAATACACAAAATTACAAATACATATTTTGAAGAACTTTTAAATCACCGTCGTTGACACGGTTCTTAACCTCCTCATTCTTAATAAATAATTCAAACCCGTTTTCTAAATCTTTCATTATTATCTTTTTCTTCATTTCATCGGGTTTACAAAAAACACGTCGACTATGCGCTATTTTCGTTTTCGTAAAAAGCGTCTCCATGTCCCTACCATAGTATTTAAAATATTTCATATTCTTTTCAAACCACTCCACCTTTAATTCTTCGTCAACCGACCATCCAAAATCACGCGCTTTTTTTACAAATATATTACGCAAATCCTCTGCTACATAATCATCCACTTTAAATCTCCATATAAATCTCGAATTAAGACCTTCATTATAACTAAAAAAACACTCATTCAATTCCTTCTCATATCCCGCTATAATTACCATTAAACTATCTTTATTGTCACTTAATGCTTCACATAATGTGTCGATACATTCCTTCGCAAAACTGTCGCGCTTTTCAGTATTACCAAGAGCATACGCTTCGTCAATAAATAATACTCCGCCTAAACTATCCTTTATAACATCCTTCGTTTTTAATGCTGTCTGACCCAGATATCCCGCGATTAAATCAGAACGAGTAACTTTCTTAAACCTTGAACGCGATGATGGCGCAGATGATGCTAGTTTCTTTTTGTCAGATAATAATGCCGGTTTACTTTTTATCACACCAAGATTAGCATATATTCTTCCTATTATTTTAGCAACCTCCGTTTTGCCTGTACCTGGAGAACCATATATAACAGTGTGTAAAAAATCACCTGTTTCTACATTTGCACGCTTATTTCCATTTGTTATATCCTTATTTATATGTAAGTTCTGTAAATAAAACAATAACTGGTCTACAATATTCTCTTTCAATGTTTTCATACCTATCATATTGTTAAGCTCTACCAAATCATCATTTATTTTATGAAGTGACTTCATATCAATATTATACTCTACATTTTCAGCTAGTTTATAATCATTGCATAAATTAATTAAATCACCAATACTATTTATTTCGGCATCTATATTAACTTTATTCATCTTGTATGATATTCTATTCTTACAGTTTTTACAATTTTTAACATAACATGTATTTTTATCATCTATATCAATATTTATTATATCGATTTTCCTATTATCTCTCGCATCTGTTGCATCTCTTATACTATCACTCTCTCCCCCAGCTTTATAAATACTATCTGGGTTATCTCGAGGCAGAGGCAATGGAATATGGTCTGCATTTTTTGCAATAAAAATAGACTCTGATTTTTTATCACCTTTATCTACTACATTTGATGATTCATCCTTTTTATTCACTTCATCCACATCTTTATTCTCTTCCTTTTTCTGTTCGTTAACATAATAATTCAAAATATAATAATCGCTTTTACTATCAAGGATGTTTATAAATTCTTTAAAACACTTCTTAACAATCTTTTTATTATATGTGTCACTTTTCATGTTATTTTATTCAACGTAAAATAAACTATTATATTAGTATTATTAATAACTTATTTTTATATATATTTTATTACTTTATATAATATTATTATATAGCAGTATATTATAACATAAATGCGAAGAGCCTTACTAGTAGGTATTAACTACACGGGAACACCGCAACAATTATACGGCTGTATAAACGATATAAACAATATGGGTTCATATTTGCAAAAAGTCAGAAAATATAACTCATTTATTATTATGTCGGATATGTCACCCATAAAACCAACGCGTTCAAATATAATTGCAGGTTTCAGGGAATTGTTACAAGGAACAAAATCAGGAGATGAACTATGGTTTCATTATTCAGGACATGGTGTTTTAACGCGTGATACCAACCGCGATGAAGAAAGCGGCACCGACTCATGTATATGTCCAATAGATTTCAAGCGTTCAGGATTTATAAGCGACGATATTATTCGAAGTAACTTGGCAGCATTAGTTCCCAAAGGTGTGCGCCTATATATGGTTTTAGATGCATGTCATAGCGGAACCGGATGCGATTTAAGATACAAATATGACGATTCTAGTTATCTTACAAATCGTATTGCAACATTACCTGAAAAATACGTACCGAATGACTGGTCTTTACAGCAAACAAGCTATGAATTTAAACGGTACAATAAAACCACAGGAGAAGTATTCTGTATTAGTGGTTGTCAAGATGAACAAACTAGCGCTGATGCATTTTTAGGCGGACAAGCTTCGGGTGTAGTTACATATTTATTATTAAACTGTTTACGCAACAATTCGGAATCAACCTATAAGTGGAAACACCTACTAAAAGATATATGCTGTGGTGAAAAAGTTAACCGATTTACTCAGAGAACAGCGTTAACATCTGGTAGTCCGTTAAATCTTGAAGACACAGTATTTATAAAACCCGCACCAACACAAAGACCCACGCCAACACCCATAAAAATTTCAAGTATGATTCGTATACGTAATAGGTCTATGTCTACGTCTATAGTTTCTTTATCACGCAACTTAAATTATAATCCAAAAATAAACAAACTATATATTAATTACCATTAATAAATATAACCAATACATATTATATTAAATTATGTTATATTATGTTATATTATGTTATATTATGTTATAAATACACTAAAATGTTATTACATAACATAAGACAACACAACACAACATGTTACTTATATAGCAAATTTTAGATATATAAGTAATTTTTATTATTGTTTTACAATAATCGATTTATAATTATTATATATATTCTAGTAAATACGCTTAAAAATAAATTGAAATAATAAATAAGCAATAATTCGATAATAAGAATTCATCCTCAAGAAAAAGAAATGTCGAAAGCTTTTACATCAAGTGGTAAGGTACATGGAAAAGGAAAAGACAATACAAAATCTTCAGGGAATATAGAGTTGAATATTACAGACTTTGTTGTCAATTCTATGAATAATAATAATAATAATAGTAATAATAGTAATGAAATAGAAGGCGGAAAGGTGAGAAAGAGTAAACGTGAAAAAATTACAGTAACTAATATGAAAACCGTTGAAAACAAATCAAAAGATACTCCAGTTGCAGAAGCGTGTGCGGTTCATGAACCAGAAATCAAAGTTGATACAAATAAAAAAATAGACAATTCGTTGGCGGTTGCGCTTAAGCCATCAACAATCCCATATATTGAGACACCGTGGTCTATCATTGGTGCATATTTTAGAAATCAACATTTGAAGCGTCTTGTTCGTCACCAAATAGAGTCGTACAATGATTTTGTAAACAATCAAATTCAGCGAACTATTGAGATGTTCAATCCTGTATTAATCGCATCAGAACAGGATATGTGTCGCAGAACAAAAAAGAATAAACTGGAGTTACATGTAACATTCGATAAATTTAACTTATATCGTCCACAAATTCATGAAAATAATGGAGCTACAAAAATCATGTTTCCATATGACGCGCGGTCAAGAAATTTCACATATGCATCAACTATGACAATTGATATAAATATTCGTTACGTCGTAAGGACGGGAGAAAATTTAGAAAACGCGCAAACATTTTACAAATCTATTCCAAAAGTACACATTGGAAAATTGCCGATTATGTTAAAATCGTCTATATGTGTACTTAATCAATATACTCATATTAATAATAATGTATCTGGAGAATGCAAACATGACGCCGGGGGTTACTTTATTATTAATGGGAGCGAAAAAACAGTTTTGGGGCAGGAAAGAGCAGCCGAAAATCGTGTATACTGTTTCAATACATCGAAAAACAACAACAAATGGTCATGGACTGCCGAAATAAAGTCTGTTCCTGACTTTAAATGTATCTCGCCAAAACAAATCAATGTCATGGTTGCAAATAAAAACAATGGTTTCGGATGCCCGATATATGTTCAAATTCCTCGTATCAAGCAACCTATTGCTCTATTTGTTGTATTTCGTGCTCTTGGAATTATGTCAGACAAAGATATTTGCAAACATATTGTATTAGATATTGATGATGAAAGCGCAAAACCGATTCTGGATTCTCTACAGGCATCAATTATTGACGCAAATACAGTTATGTCACAGGAAGATGCCCTGAAAATAATTACTTCAAATGTTATGTACACACCAATGAATATGGATAAAGAAGCCGGTGCTGCGAAAAAAAGAATATTTACCCAAGATGTTCTCGGTAATGATTTGTTCCCGCACTGTCACAACGCTATACAAAAAATATACTTTCTTGGATATATGGTAAATCGTGTTCTAAGGTGCAGTCTAGATATGGCGAAACAAGATGACCGCGACTCATACGTAAATAAGCGCGTTGACTTGACTGGCGCTCTTTTAAACAATTTATTCCGCAATTATTTCAATAAACTTGTTAAAGATATGACAAAGCAAGTCATTAAAGAAATTAATACTGGTTCTTGGCGCTCCACGGATGACCACATGAGTATCGTCAATAAAACAAATATCTATAAAATTATCAAGTCGACTACCATTGAAAATGGAATAAAGCGTGCACTCTCAACAGGAGACTTCGGTATTAAAAATGTAAACAGCAACAAGGTAGGAGTTGCCCAAGTATTGAATCGTCTCACATATGTATCAAGTCTTAGTCATCTTCGTCGGATTAATACACCTGTTGACAAGAGCGGGAAACTGATTGCTCCACGCAAGCTTCATAATACAACGTGGGGGTTTTTGTGTGTCGCTGAAACACCAGAAGGTGGAAGTGTCGGTGTTGTAAAAAATATCAGTTATATGACACATTTGACCATTCCTAGTAACTCTGAATCATTGCATCAACACGTTGAGCCATTTATTTCCCGCATGGATAATTTAAGTCCGAAAGATATGTTTGTTAATATTAAAGTATTCGTAAATGGAGCATGGCTTGGTAATACGGCAACACCTATCGAACTATACAATACATTCAAGGACAAAAAATCGAAAGGAATTATTAATATTTACACATCTGTTGTATTTGACATTAAAAATAAGGAAATCCGTATTTGTAATGATGCGGGACGTCTTACGCGACCAGTATTGCGCGTAAAAGACAATAAAGTATTCATAACCGATAAAATCATTAAGGAACTTAATGCCGAAAATCTTACATGGGATGACCTGCTAACCGACACAAAAATCGATAAAGCTATTCTAGAATATATCGACCCCGAGGAACAAAATTTTAGCATGATTGCTATGAAACCCGCTGACCTTGTCAAGAAAGAAGACACTAATTTCATTTACAAATTTACTCACTGTGAAATTCACCCAAGTACCATTTTCGGAATTCTCGCTTCGTGTATCCCGTTTCCAGAGCATAATCAGTCACCTAGGAATACATATCAATGCGCTATGGGTAAGCAGGCTATGGGAATGTATGTTACAAACTACCAGAATCGCATGGACAAGACCGCCTATGTTCTTACTTACCCAAGTCGTCCCCTCGTTGATACACGAGTCATGGGTATGATTAAACTCGACCAAATTCCCTCCGGCTCGGCTGTCATCGTCGCAATTATGACATATTCTGGTTATAATCAGGAGGATAGTATTCTCGTAAATAAGGGTTCAATTGACCGTGGTTTATTTAATGCAACTATTTACCACACTGAAAAAGACGAGGACAAGAAGATTAATGGTGATGAGGAAATCCGCTGCAAGCCTGACCCCTCAAAGACGAAGGGGATGAAATTCGGAAATTACGATAAAGTCAATAACAAGGGTCTCGTTCCCGAAAATACATTTATCGAAAACCGCGACATCATTATCGCTAAAGTCGTCCCTATCAAGGAAAATCGAAATGACCACACGAAGCTCATCAAATACGAAGACCACAGCAAGATTCACCGCACCACCGAGGAGTCATATATCGACAAGAATTTCATCGACCGCAATGGTGACGGATACTGTATCGCAAAAGTCCGCATTCGTACTTCGCGCAAACCCGTTATCGGTGACAAACTTTCATCACGTCACGGGCAAAAGGGTACCGTAGGTAATATTATTCCCGAAAGTGATATGCCGTTCACAGTCAACGGAATGCGCCCCGACATCATCATCAACCCGCATGCTATTCCATCTCGTATGACGATTGGGCAACTCAAGGAAACACTACTCGGAAAGGTGCTCGTACAACTCGGCTTATTTGGCGATGGTACATCATTCGGCGAGCTCGCGGTAGACGATATTCGAAAGGAGTTGCTAAAGGTTGGATACGAAGCACAAGGAAATGAGCTACTATATAACGGCATGACTGGGGAACAGATTGAGTCGAATATTTTCATAGGACCAGCCTTCTATCAGCGTCTCAAACATATGGTAAATGATAAGCAACATAGTCGTTCAATTGGACCGATGGTAAATCTTACACGACAACCAGCTGAAGGCCGTTCGCGAGATGGAGGGTTACGATTTGGCGAAATGGAAAGAGATTGTTTCACGGTAGGCACACCCATCTCTCTGAATTATGGGTTATCAATTAATATCGAAGAAATGGAAAATTTAAATGACAAAGTTCTTGGCTGGAGCGAAGAAAAAAATGGAATGGTTCCCTCTAAGCAAGTAGCATTTATGGATAAAGGAGTGCGCGAATGCGTTATGTTGACATTCCAGGATGGTAGAAAGATTACGTGCACTGAAGACCATCCGATTTTGACATCGGATAATACATGGATTAAAGTAAAAGATATTGATTTGAATTCTACTAAAATCAAGACAAGTGTAAGCTATCCTGTTATGAAAATTAAAGATGAAATGGAAGAATGTGCTGGATGGAAATTTGAATTTGGAGCAAGAATACTTCAAACAAATACACATGAAGAATTCATGAAATCTTTAGCATTCGCTCGTATTCTTGGATTACTTATTACAGATGGAAGTATTAGTGTTAAAGGTTATGGAACATTATTTCTTGGACATATATTAGATGTAAAACAAGTAATTTATGATTTGGAATTATTTTGCGATATCAGTCAGAAAAAATTTGAATCTAGAAACTATTACAGTATTAATATCCCAAGTGTCTTTATGAATGATATTCTTGAAATAAAAGGTTTATTGCGCGGCAAAAAAGTAAATCAACCTGGAACTCTACCCAAGTTCATATTGGATGAAAAATGCCCTCGCCCCATTGTTCGCGAATTTCTTGCCGGGATGTTCGGCGGGGATGGACACACTTGTGTTCTTGGAATGCATAGAGGAAAACGTGACATCCTTTCATCGGTTTCATTTTCAAAGACAAAAACATATGAACATCGTGCCTCATTACAAAAAATGTTTGAAGATATCCAGAAACTATTTGCTAAATGCGAAATTCATAATACAACTATTCAACAAGCTAAAGAGACATCATGTTCAAAGAAAAAATTCGAAGAAAAAGATAAAGCAGATAAATCAGAGCGCAGTTTTCAGTTAACGCTTCATATTCCGATGGAACAACTAATCCCATTCTCTGAAAAAGTCGGGTTTCGATATTGCTGTCATAAATCTCAACGCTTGGAAGCTGGAGTATCCTATCGTCGTCTTCGCGAAGAAGTGACACGCCAACACAACTGGCTTGTAAACCGTGTCAATGAAATTACCAAATTCAAGGAGATTAAGGAAAAAACTCCCGAAAAAACAGTACCAACTAAGAAAGCTATCATTGACGCGGTTAATGAATTGAAGAAAACAGAAGGACTTCTACACGAATATGCTATTCCAAGTACGCATGATATTACCGACCACCTCATCAAAGGAACAGAATTCGGCAAATTCACAGCAAAAGGATTCCCTACCGCCGAACAATTCCTCGAAAAAATAGGTGCACTAGATTGGTTCAAGAGCGAAAGCGTTAAGTGTCTCCCTAGCGCGAATGATGATAACGCCGTGGATGCTTCGGAAGATGATGCCGATAGCGGTAGCGACCTCGACGCAGGAAACTATGGTGTAACACGCGACTGTGGCTCTATCCCAACAATGAATCTAACTGTCGTCTCGAGAATCCCGGTTGGTCCCAAACAAGTATATGACATTAGCGTAGAAGATACACACTCGTTTCTGGCGAATGGAATAGTAGCTCATAATTGCATGGTTTCACATGGAGCGGCAAGATTTACACGCGGACGCTTATACGACGCATCAGACAAGTATCAAGTTCATGTGTGCCGTGACTGTGGTATGATTGCTGCTTATAATGATAAAATGGGAATTCACTGTTGCCGAACATGTGATAACAGGACGAGCTTTGCATATGTAGAAATACCATACGCATGCAAACTACTATTTCAAGAATTACAAACTATGAACATTGCGCCAAGAATTATGACATAGACTTATATTAAACTATTTAGTAGATAATTAGATAATTAGATAGTTACTATTTATTATTTTTATTTTCATTTAATGTGAAACAAGATTAAGACAAGTTTAGATAAAATGAATTATATTTTATAATATATATTTTATAATATATATTTATAATATATATTTTATAATATATATTATATATAATACATAATAAATAATGTCAAACTTAGGAGGTGGATTTCAAGGTATTGCACCAATAATGACCGGAGGTGGTTCAGGCAAATATGGTAATGGTGGAATGATAGGTAGCAGTGAAAGGGCTCAAGATAGATTTTCTTTGGTACAAGCATGGAATGGTCCTGCTGCAACCGGTGTCATAAATGGATATAAGCGCCAAATAGGACCATTTAGGGCTGTAAATAATGCGGGAGATTTTCTTTCTCGTCAATATTATACATCCGGTGGCTCAAACCAGGTAAATAATATACGCGGTGGATTAACCGGTTATAGAGTACTTGGTGGTGCTATTCAGCCTAGTAAAGACAATACTGGTATCCCATCATCTACGTGTAACCCACGTTTCGTGTATGACGGTTCGGATTATATTCAGTTTAAAAAATTACAAGCTGTGAATAGAAACTACAATGATTACACTTTCGGTGGAGATGACTTTTCCGGTTCACAGTCTGCCTGGAGAAGAGTTCATAGATTTTAAATAAATATTATACTTATATTTACTTTTAAGTATATACCATACCAATCGTATATATATAATAATAATATTATAAATATTATATATATATATTACCATGACATCTGTTCCGATTAGAACACTTAAATACTATTTTAACGGTCCAACATCACCAACCGTTCTTGTAAAACAGCTTGGTAATAATGGTATACAAAGCTGTGTCGCTCCGGCACCCAATCAACAATACCCAACTGACCAATCAAGTATTGTATCAAATGCACGAGCTTCATTTATGAATGCGGAAAAATCAATATATTCTACTAATCCTCTCGCACCATCTACTAGCAAGGTCGCGTCACCAAATAATTATACTACGAGTATGTTTCATAGCCACTACCAACGACGTGTTTTAGCGGGAAAACCAATTCCTCTTCCGATATGTGGAGACCAATACATCAATATGCTCCGTTATAATGCAATTGGTAGGTCGGCGTATAAAGTAGGTCTTCCCGCAGATGCAGCATACCAAACTAAAAATAATGATAACACGATTCGAAACATTCGCCGCCAAAGGTGCCGCAATGGAGGATGCACTGCGCCAAAAAAGAAAGGAGCAATCGAAAATACTTTTCAGTCTGGTGGTTCATCTATTTTGACATCTTTAGGAAATAGACAAATTTATTCGTAATCTTTAGCAATTCTTTAGCAATTATTTTCATTTTAGAATTATATTTTTTTATTTTAAAAATATATAATAAGTATCAAAGTATCAACATGATCAATAAGTATTTAGTAGAATTTTTAGGAACAATGTTCTTTTTATATGTAATTATCGCAACAGGTAATGCATTCGCTATTGGCGCTGCTCTTGCGTTAGTTATTTACTTAGGCGGAAAAATATCAGGAGGTGATTTCAATCCCGCGGTTACTGTAATGATGGTTGTCGCGGGTAAACAACCAAAAGAAGAATTAATAGGATATATTTTAGCACAAATTTTAGGAGGTTTGGCTGCTTTTGAATTATATAAAAGATTTAATTTGTAATTTGTAAATTATAATTTTATTTTTTCTAACATAAAATAAAACTTTAGTAATAATAATAAGTTATTATTATTATTTATTATTATTAACTGTAATTATTTATTAAAAAAAATTTATTTCTTTGTGTAATATATAAAATGTCAGGAAACAATTCAGCAGCAATGCCAGCAGCAATGCCAGGAGAACAACAAGGAATGAAACAAGGACAAGGAATGCAACAAGGACAACAAGGTGGTCGTCGTAGACGTCGCACCGGTAGAAAGGGTAGAAAGGGCACTCGTCGTGCATCTCAGTCCCAGGGTCAGTCCCAGTCACAGGGTCAGCAGGGTGGTCGTCGCAGACGCGCTCGCAGCTCTCGTCGCAAAACCCACCGCAGACGTCACCACCGCTCCGGTCGCCGTTAAACAATCGGTAACTTAGGTGTGACAAATACTGTAACATTATTTTATTTTTAAAATAAACTATATATTAATATCTTCGTTTAATATATAATTAATTATTCATTATTATCATGTCCAGACATAAATCTAAAGTTACTCGTAGAGGTAGACGTAAAGCAAGAGCCGGAACTAGAAAACAATCTGGCGGGTTGTTTGGTTGGTTTAAAGGTTTTATGGGTACAAAACCTGCTGCTCCTACTCCTGGCGCTGCTGCTGCTCCTGATTCTGTAGCTCCTCCTCCGACGCCTCCTCCTACTACTGATACCAATGCTGCTGCTGTTGCTCCCAATGCCGCTGCTAAACCATGGTGGAATCCTTTTGCTGGCGGTGGTAGAAAAAAATCAAGAAAAACACGTCATCGTCGTCATCACCACCACCGTAAGTAAATCAAAATATAATCATAATCATAATTATAATTTAAATTTATTTATTACTAATAATAATAAATTTAAATATTACATACCATTTTTAGTCACGTTTTTTATACATATTCGCCATTAGTTTTAGAGCAACATATACAGACAATGCACCCAAAGAATAAAATAATACTTTCAAAAATACATCATCGGGCATCATTAATTTCATATTTTTACTATCCATCCCACTATCACTATCATCGTCCAGGTTATAATAATTTTTATATAACTCTGCATTATTTATATCCTCATTCGTATTGTCGTCAGCCATAGTAAATCCATCACGGGTACACACAGCGTTAGTTACAGGATTTGTTTTAGTAATAAAATTACAAGGAGATATGGCTTCAATATCACTTAATGTAACATAGTGCGTATCACTGCCTTGTTTATTATTTACATTTATAGTTTTAAGCTTAACAGGTAAACATTTAGGTATCCCTACATCAGTAAATGCTGAAAAAAAGTCGATTTTACCTATCGCCATTACATTTTCGATTGCACCAGGAACAAGACCTTTAAATTCTGAAAATTCATTACCTGTGTCTTGTAAAATACCAAGTGTCCCGGTAGGAACATTATCAAAATATAAACTTCTTGTTACCTTTTTATTCGTATATTGGTTAATACAATTTTCTGATGTCTCTAAAAAATATTTATTACCCAATGGTTTACCTGTTTTTGATGCATTCGACGTTCCCTCAACTAAAAGTTTAACATAACTAAAAATAGCACCTACACCATCTGATACATTATCTAAACTATCTCCTACTTTTATACCCATCTCTTTTGGGGTTTTAATATATTTAGAATAATTATAATTATTGTCCACTTCTTCGGGCATGTCTATATCTATTATTAATGTATATAATTATTTACATATATAATTATTTTTTATATATGAAAACTATATTAATTATTAAATCGAATTATTTATTTCAGAAGCAGAAAATGGAGGAACCTTCTTTTGCGATGAAACGGCCGTAGATTCATTGTTTTTTTCTGCAAATGAATTTAATTTTTCATCTGTTTTCTTTTTTATTCCTCCATAAATTTCTTTGCTTACATTTTGTATTTTTTCTAAAATTTTATTTACTTTAGGTTGTAACTTATTAGTAATATCGTTATCCATTATTTTTAGCTTTTGTTTCATTTCTTTTACTTCAAGACTATCGCCTTTACTTGTAGTATTTTTTGTATCCTTGTCAGAAGGCTTAGTTGCAGATTTATTATTATCACTACTAGTAATTCCTTCTATAATTGGTCTTTTATTACATATTTTTCCTAAACCATAATATAATATAATAAAACCAAAAACTACTATAAAAAAAAGTAATATTTCATTTTTATATTTAAATTTCATTGGATTCATTTGAAATATATTTGTATTATATCTGTATTATATTTGTATTATAATACAGATATTTTTTGGTTTTTTATTTAACCGCTCTTTAATTGTTTTAAAGTTTGTGCATTTTCTTCATTCGATTTATCAGCCTCGGCTAGTTGCTCTTGTATTTTATTTACTTTATCTTCTAATTCTTTAAATCTTTTTTTCATATCTAACTCAGCATCATCTTGTTCCATTCCTTCAATTAACCGGTTACATGTAGCCTTTACATAAATAGAATTTAATAACATAAAACTAAAAAGTACTATAAATATTATTACAAGTATATTTTCCATTTATTCGTGTTAAGTTAAGTTAAGTCAAGTTATATATAATAATAATACAGTTTTTATTTTTATAATTATAATATTATATTCTATTATAAATATAAATACAAATAATAAATGGTAAATAATAATCCTAAATCAAACCTTCCTCTTAATTTTAGGACATCAAACTCATTAATTACTACAAAAGTTCCTCACTACGCTACTAAAGATGGAACAGCGATTAGTATTGTTCCAGGGTTAAATCGCCCTTTAGCTAATGGGGTTGACGAGAATGTTGCCGAACTAAATAAATCAAATGGTCCCGATTTTAAAGCTCGTCCTATAAAACACTGGCGGCGTCAGTTGCGACCATCTACATTCGGAGGATTAACAACTGCTGGAAGTCGCGTTGCTACTATTAGTCTTGCTACAACACCTGGCGGCGAAATATACCGCGCGAATAGCAAGAATTGTTCCTGTGCCGACCTTACAAACGGTGGAAACGCGTATACAATTTCTGATAAATTTACAAAACAAGGGGAAAATACTCTTGGACCACAAGAGCTTAATGGTGGAATAAAGATTGAAAATAACGGTTATGTACAAGTTGGTGATACTTCTGCTCCCTCTGGAACTGAACAAAATTATCAGATTTTAACCGGTTTGTACAATACAAAATGTATTACTTGCAATCCTCAGGCAAATATTATAAAATCGGCAACATCGCTCTTAAGCAAAGCATATTATACCACTCATTGGGCTTATATGAGGTCACGAACAAATACGTATGAGCAGAAACTGTTGACCGTTCCTGTTCAAGGGCTAAATGCGGACTATTACTATGCCGATGGCCAACTTAAATGGCCAACTGACTCGCCTACAGGACCTCAAGTATATGCTACAACTGACCAATATAACCCCCAAAGCACGCGAACCTGTAATGGTCGAAAAGCAGGAACCACAATCTTTAAACCAAATAATCGCCAATATGCTTGTCAAGGTGCAGTTGATAGTAGCACGCGTATTGACCGTCTTAAACAAATAACTGTTAATACTAATGCAGCATCATTAAAAGCCGCGTTTGGTTCTGAAGGTGCAAGTGCATGCGCATATCGTGGTGTATCTGATACACCATACTTTCTTAAGAGCAAGTATCAACCGCCTATATGTTCGCAGAAAAATTTAGGCGCTATTTACAGACAGAATCGTACTGTTTGTTTTCAATCACAGTCTTCTGATTTGGAAAAACATTATAATACTGGATTGACATACTATTAATAGAATTTTAAATAACACATTTTATTTCATTTAATATTAACATATTTGTATAATCATATATTCATATTAAATTAAAAATACACTACACTTGCAAATTATATCTGTTACTAATATAATATGAAAACACGACGTTTAACAAAAAAATATAAAAATAAACGTAACAGTAAAAATAGGAAAAGTATTAAAAGTATAAAAATAAAAAATAAAAGTAGGAAAAGAATACTAAAGGGTGGTGTTCCTCATAGTGGTGTTATTATTAAAAGTAGTAGAAATAGTAGTATTAGACCTAGTAGTAGAGCTAGTAGTATTAAACCTAGTAGTAGAGCTAGTAGTAGAGCTAGTATTAGACCTAATAGTAGAGCAGGGATTTCAAAACCTAAATGTTGTGATCCGAAATCAATTAGTGACGGAGAAAGAATAATAGAAAGTATAAGGAATTTTCCACATACTTTCAATGATTTTTATAATAGTTTACTTACTCAATCAGAAATTGAATCTCGAAAAAATATACCAAATATGACACAAACATACCTTAGTACAATAACTATACAACCGCAAGGAGCATACCTAAACATAAAAGGATTACAACTTATAAGTTATTTAATACATAAATATAATACAGGAAGTGATGAAGAAAAAGAAAAAATAAAAAATATTATTAGTTTATTGGACCAATATGCGGCAGCGCCAGGGGTACGGTATTCAGATTTGGAAGTAATTAGAAAACAACTTAACAAAGATCATTTTGAATGCTATAAAGAATTATATGAAAAGATTTCCTCCCAGTTATTTCGATGTGGAAATGGTGATTGTCATCCTGTTTCAACATCAGCAATTTCTCTTTATTGTAAACCACGATTTAAACCTACATTAAAACCTATAGATGAATAATAATAATATATCAACAAAAATACAATTAACGTAATATATATTTATATATAATAGATATATACATATATATACATGGCTACACCGCCACCCATTCAAAATCCTACAAGAATAAATGCTCCACTCAATTTTAGACATACAGATACGCTTATTACAACAAAAGTGCCTCACTATCCCACAAAGCTAACAACAGGAATGAGTATTATTCCGGGCTGGAATCGTCCCAATGCGAATGGGCAAAATGCAAATATAAATGATAAAGATTATAATGGTCCCGATTTTAAACCCCGACCTTTAAAGCATTGGCGCAGACAGTTACGTGTATATGACTATAAAGGTGGTGCTAACAATTCAAGAACAGCATCCATTTCTCAACTCGACCGCCCAGGTTTAACAGTATACCATTTTAAACCCGATTGCTCGTGTGTTCCAGGAGAAGGCGGAAATTCATACATAATTTCAAACAATAAATTTGGTTATGAAACTAAGGACGACGACTACTCAAAAGGAGTACTCGATGTCAAAATACAAAATAATGGATTTACCACAGTACCTTATGATGCAACAGAAGCACAAATAAATGACCCGACAAACCCGGCTTATAAAGTATTGACGGGTGTATATAATACAAACTGTATAAACTGTTCCCCACAAGGAAATCTAATTAAGAGCGGAATTGCATTTCAAAGTCAGGCATTTTATTCATATAGTAACGACAAATTAGAAACAAGGTGTCAAACATATGAGCAAAATTTATCAACAAATAAGGCAGCAGGGTGTGTATATTTCAACGCACAAGGTATTCCATTGTGGCCAAACAACGAACCAAATGGACCACAGGTTGTCGCGCCGGTTAATTATGGAAGCACAACATATAAAGGGAATTTTTTTAATTTATACGATTATCCATCAATATCAAACACTCCACTTGGAGCTCTGCCCCAAGTATTTTCGGCCAATTTTATACCAAAAATAAAATGTAGACCTGTATATGTCAAAGCCGGTTTTTATGTAAATATGCCATCTTTGGCATCATTAATACAAGCAACTATATATGATAATAATAATAACAAAATAACAACATCATATAATATACAGTCGACATATATAAATCCATTACCATTTCCAATTTTACCTGCTTATGATAGCTGTATAGTTACATTTTATTTTCCTGAAAATGTATACATAAATCCATCAACTAACTATATTATTAGTTTTGAAACTGTAAATAATATCATATTTAATTGGTTTGTAGATAATTATACTAATAACTATCTTTCAGGCACACTTGTAGCCGAAGCATTATACTGTCCTTCACAAACAATTTACAAACCAAACAATATCGGATTCGGAAGACAGGGCGCTGTATCTGGTTCGACACGCCTTAAAAAATTAGTATCAGATACTGTGACATTGAATGGTAGCTCATTTTATAGCGCAAAAGGAGCACAAGAAGCTAATCTTGGAAAATACCAGGGAACAAATGTTGCGGGAAATTACTATGTCAAGATAAAAGAAGTTACTAATAGTTGTCTTGGAACGGTTCCTGGTAAACCTGTACTAACTGTAATAGATATCGATACAAGTAGTATTACATTTTCATGGGAAGATACTGGTAGTACACTTTGTAAAGTATCTTATTACAGCTTAACTTACTATGCAATACAGATTTTAGGAACTGTGCGTTCTCTGTCTTACGATAATAATAATAATAATATTTATAATAATAATAATATCTATAATAATAATAATATCTATAATAATGAACAATTTATTACTTCAAGTAGAGATATATCATTGGTAAATACCATTCCTGTATTTGATGACGCAATATATACTGACCTAAATAATAATATAAAATATAAAATAATATCGAAAATAACCACAAATACCGTAACACCTGATATTTTAGATACACAACTTACATATAAACTTACAGGACTAACCAAACGTACAGCTTATATTGCATATATAACTGGATATAATGGAAATGGTTTGGGAGAAAGTAGTGATAAGATCGTGACTGAAACTCTTCTTGATCCAAATCTAGCAGTAAACATACAATCTCCTTATTCATACGAATATAATAATCTACCACAAATTTTATATGGTAATGCGACTAGTGATACACAAACCATAAACTCTAATAATATAATAAGAACATCAATAGCATATGATAGAAATGCCGTATATAAAAATGTAGCTTCCATTTATAGTAACAATAATACTCAAAATACGTTTAAGATTTTATTACAAAATGCAGGATATTTTAATGTATATGCTTTCCAGTCTAGGTTCGGAGAGTATGGTTCATCAAGTGTTTTATTTGGACCGATTGTAGTATCAAAATCTACACCTACAATTAAATTTGAAGGTAATTTTACTAAACCACTAACATACGGTATGACATATAATTTACCAAGTGCTATTATAGAAAATACAAATAAAAATAAAAATGATGGTAAAAATATATTATTCAAATATCAACCTCACAATAATTCTATAGCTTCTATACAAACCACTGTTAATGGTAACTCGATTAGTCATTCAGTGTATATTATAGGAGTAGCACCATTTTATATAACAATTTCTACTATACTTAACCAATCGTTAAGTCAAAATTATAATGAGGCGATACCAATTAATAGTAACACATTTACTGTTGATAAATCTACACCATCTATAATACAGTCTACAAATTTAGTTACATCGGGAACATATGGTAGTCCATATACATTTTATCCCCCAAGTATTAATTATAATCCTGTAATACAACCACCTGGTAGCGTACCTCAACCACTTCTTTACTCAATTATAAATTCTTCCCCATCTGGAATTGCTAGTATTGATGCATCGGGAAAAGTAACTATAACTGGTGCCGGAACATTCAATATAAATGCTTATTGTAATAGCACAAGTGTTTATAATGCTGCATCTTTGTCATTACCATTGCCTACTATAACGATAGACAAACAAACACCTATAATTTCTTTTCCATCCACATTTGTTACAGCTGCTACATATGATGTTCCATATAACTTAGTTCCAGCAACAATCAACAATAAGGTTCAAACACTTTCATATAATGTTATTGATTCTGTACCAGCAAATAACGTAGTTAATATTTCCACAATATACAATAATACGAATACCGTTGGTGGTTCTAACTCTGGGACTATTCAATATTCACCACCACAATCTAATAACCTTCAGAAAATAAGTTACGAAATTATAAACCCAAACCCCACTTATGAAGGATTTTTAAACAGTATTTCTTTTCAACAATTAAATGCAAATATTCTTACAAATTACTATATTGTTTCTGTACAATCAGACACACATAATATAAATATAAATTCTACTTACTCTACATATAGTAATCCTGGTGGTAGGTCATCGAAAATTACTTCTCCTAACCCATCTTACCCTGCATTTCCAAATTTTTCACAAGCAATTTTGTCAACTATTGTAGATGATGTATATATTAGTAATATTTCTATAGCATTGAGTTATCCAGGTCCTGGAGTTACAAGCTATTTTGCTTGCGACTTAGTTGTAACAGATACAATTACTGGGCTTCCTCCGGTAAATTTAACAAATAATCCACTATCTTCTATTCAACTTCCCAACGGTGTATCAGGGGGTGCACTATATATGTATAATTTTTCATGTAATGTTATATTAAAAGAACCACAGTTAGCAAATGCTACCCTTGTTATTAAAAGTGGTTCAAACGCAGCATATTATCCCAGCACTAATGGTAATATGTATATAGAAATAAACTATATATCTATATTAACTAGTAAATGTAGTATTGTAAGTATACCAGCAAATATAATAACTTGCACAGATTTAGATATAACAGACTTCGCTATTGTAAATCATCCGGTTCATTCACATAGTATTTCATTTATATTAACTAGTAAATGTAGTAATTTAATTGTACCATCAAATATAGCAACTTCCCAAAATTTTGATTTAACAGACTTCGCTGTTTTAATGCATCCCGCACATTCATATACTATATCACTATGGTTACTAGGTAATATTACGAAAAATGTTTCAGGATATGAAATATATTCTGGAAATGGGACAATATGTGCTACAAATGGCTCTACGCCATATATTTACGGAACTATAAAACAGGGTGTTCCTATAACAACAATAGCTAATATTGCAACACCACTTTACTTTAACAGTGTTGGAAAATTTAACATAAACGCCTCGTGTAATTCAACGTCAAACTACTATGCTAACAGTAAAATATCTGAAACAGTAGTAGTTGCTGAAGAAGTTCCCAGTATTACATTTTCGCAAAATTTGAACCTAACATGTGTATATAATGTAGAATTTGTATTGCCTATACCTTTAGCAACAGTTAATAATAATATTCAAAATATATCTTACTCACTTGTTAGCGCTGATGACGATGAATCTAAAACAACCGTAGCAACTATAAACCCAGAAGGAACGCAACTGTTAATAAATAGTGTTGGAACTTTTAGAATAAAAGCGTCTGTTATAGAAACTACTAATTTAGATTTTTCAAAGGCACAAGGTTTATCAAATGTAATAAAAATTACCAAAGCTACACCAAGTATTACATTCGGCTCTACTTTTAAAACAACACTAACATATCTTAAAAATTACACGTATCAAATAACAGGCGTGACTACAACAAATACTGATACTCCCGGTCCTATATTATCTTATTCTAGTAGTGATACATCAGTAGCTACTATTTCGAATAATACTGTTACTATGATAAGTACTGTTAATATAATAAGTGCAGGTAGTTTTTATATAAATGTATCATGTCCTCCAACTAATAATTTTAATGGAGTTACATCTTTTAAATCACCTCCAATAACTATTAAAAAAGCTACACCGGTTTTTACTATTCCATCTGACTTTGCTAAAAATTGGACTTTTACTAGTCCTACGCCATATAGCTTGACAGGAATAACATCTAGTAATACCGATAGCAATAGTAGTATTCAGTATACTATACTTAATCAAAAAAATACAGTTGGTAAATCTTCTATAAATGTTGCTCAGTTAATAACACCGACACCGCCATTAACGCAAGTGACTCAGATTAAAATAAATAATGCAGGCTCTTTTATATTACAAATTCAGTCGCCAGAGACCAAAAATTTTATTGCCTGGGGCGTCGATCCTCCTCTATATATAATCATCCCCCAATTAACACCCACTATTACATTCCTTACAAAAGTGCCTAACTCATGGGTATATGGTAATAACCCATATACTTTTACTCCTGCAACAATAACAAATAGTGATCCATCACAAATAATAACATACAGTATTACTACTATTTTATGTCCCAATCCTCCTATTGGCTCTTTTGCAAATAATACAATAACATCTATTACAATTAATTCTGTAGGAACATTTCAGATTAATGCTACATGTCTTCCTTCAACAAATGGTAATTATACAGCACCAAGTACCCCAGGTGTTTCTACAGTTATAAGTGTAGGAAAGGAAAAGCCAAAAATTACATTTTCGAGTAGTTTAGTCAATAGTATTACATATGCATACAATTTGAATTATCCATTACCTTATCCTATAGCATATGTTAACAACAACGTTCAAACACAGTCATTCTTCACCTATTCGACAGTAAACATGGGCAATGATGATCCTTCTACTGTTGCTTCTGTTTCTTCAAATAATGCATCTCAAAAAGCATCTCTTACTATAAATAGCGTAGGCAGTTTTAGAATATATGCACAAGTCGGCAACTCGACTAATCATGACTTTAGTTCCAATGAAGCATACTATAGTATTAATATTACTCCTGCTACGCCTACTATTACATCGTCTTTGGTTATACCATCTTCGTGGATATATGGCGGCACATATATTATACCATATCCTACAACTTCCAATACTGATACTACACCAGGACCTGTAATTTCATATTCAACAGATAGTCCGGATATTATTTCAATCTCAGGAACAAGTATTAATATAATAGGTGTAGGACAGTTCCAAATTTATGTTAATATAGCAAGTACCAACAATTATTATGCAGCGACATATACATACCCGTCTGGTTTGTTATATATACCTGGTAATAAATATACAAATTATACAGCATCACCGGCAACTACCGTGATTAAGTTTCCAGATACTTTTAAACAAACTGCAACATATGATACTCAATATGATTTTGTACCTGTCGAATTTGTAGTAGGTAACGCATCAAAACAAACAGTTACATATAGTATACAATAAATTAGTAAATATGAAAGTAAATATGAAAGTAAATATGAAAGTAAATATGAAAGTAAATAAATATATTAGGTAAATAAAATAATAAATATATTTTTATAGTTATTATATTATATAATAAACGTCAAAGTAATGAGCAATACTGGTTCTGCAGTTGCTACTATTACATCAGGAGCAAATACACCTAACCCAACTATTGTATTAAATTCATTAGGAACTTTCAATATAGTAGCAAAAGTATCTTCTAGTCAAAATTATACAGGAACTACATTAACTTCATTACCAATTAGAGTATGGCCTGATATACCTGATATTCAGTTTTCACCTTTAGTTGCTTCTAAGTCTCCATACACATATATCTATGAAAAAAACTCATATGAGTATACAGAATCAGCAGCATCAATTACAAATAATACTGGACAGACATTAAATTATTCTATTGTAACTGCCGATAGCACTACAAATTCACTTAAACCTTCTACAGTAGCTACAATTGATCCCACGGGATGCTTTTTAACTACCGTCTCATGTGGTGATACTGGTACTAGTACTTTCAGGATATGTGCATCAGCGGATGAGAGATTAGATGGTGATTTTGGTCCAAATAAAGCACTTTCTGATATATTAACTATTGTAAAAGCAACACCTACCATTCTTCAGTATCCGCAAATAAATCTACCCACAGGAGTAACGGCATCCACGTTGGTATATGGACAAGAATATAAAATTATTCCTAATCCATCTAAAGTTAGTATAATAACATCAAATACAGATACGAATCCTTATCCTACTATAATTTATAGTATTATTGGTACTAATAATCCCGTTGCAACAATAGCCGGAACAACGGTTCAAATAGTAGGCATAGGAAGTTTCCAAATAGCGATTAGCGTAAGTTCTACAACAAATTATAACCAAATTCTGCCTTCACTGTCACCGTCACTACAAATATATGAGACAAAAAAAGCTGTACCTACTATTAAATTTTTTCCAATAATACCTCAAACATTAGTTTATAAAGGAACTCCATATGTTATTCCTTCTACTATCAGAACTAGTAATAGTGATATCCCTGGACCTTCTATAGTTACGTATACATCAAGTGACACGAATGTTGCTACTATATCTGGAAATACTATTACAGTTACAGGAGTTACAGGACTAGTAAATGGAATAGGAACAGGTAACTATCAAATTTTAGTTACAATCGCTGCTACAACGAATTTTTCTGAAATTACATATACTTACCCATCTCCTACTACATATTATCAAACTATATGGGCTACACCTGATATCACATTTTCTAAGAAGGCATTTGTAACTTCTTCTATGTATGGTTCTACGTATAATTTTGTAGCTCCCATTTTGACAAATAGTGACCCATCGCAATTATTAACATATAGTATTGTTAATTCGGTTCCTGGTCTTGGTGTAGCGCCTAGTACAAGTGTTGCTACACTTGTATATAAATCAGGAGTAACAAACCCATCGGTTGTTATAAATTCAGTCGGAACATTTCAAATTCAGGCATCATGTTTAGCGTCTTCTAATGCATTTTATAGTCCTCAATCTGCTACATCAGACCTTATCACAATTAGTAAAGAAATTCCAAATATTGTATTTAATACCTCTAATTTTAAAAGTAGTTACACTTATAAACCTACAACTCCATATACATTTACGTCATCAAGTCCAATCGCTTCTATTACACCTAATAATGGAAACCAGATATTAACATATTCTATTGTCGCCACTGATGGTGTTACACCTTCCACAGTAGCTACAATTAGTTCTATTGGAACAGGAGCATCTCAAATTATATATCTTACTACAAATAGTGTAGGTAGTAGTTTTAAAATACTTGCAACAGCAGCCGCTACTTCGAATGGTGACTATGGGCCAAATAGTGTACCATCTGAAACTATTACGATAATATCGGCAACGCCAACAATAACCACGTTTCCTACATTACCTTCGAAGTTTATCTATGGTAATCAATATACGATTCCCAATACTACTACGCCTCCTTATACTATAATAACCACTAATACAGACATACCTGGCCCTACTATCACATATTCATCAAGTAATACAGCTGTTGCTACTATATCGGGGTCGGTTATATGTTCACCTAATACAGCAATCTCTAGTATAACTGGAACAACGATTACCATTGTAGGTGTAGGACAATTCCAAATTAATGTTACCATAGGAGCTACTACATATTATAATAAAGCAACATATGTATATCCTTCTCCAACAACATATTATAATTCTATACAAGCAACTCCAACAATTACATTTCCTTCTAATTTTGGAAGCGGATGGGTAATTGGAGTACAATATAATTTAACGAGCACCGTAACCACGAATGCTGGTCCTGGATATCCCATTCCTAACCCAGTAATATATAGTATTATAAATCCAAGTGTTAGTAATATTGCTACTATAAGAACATCAGGTTCAGGTTCAGGATCAGGATCACAAATTACAATTAATGATGCTGGAACTTTTCAAATACAAGCCGGTTTGGCAGAAACACCAAACTTTACAGCTGCAGTACCAGTTATATCAAATACTATAACAATTGTTACTTCAAATGTGTCCATATTGTCTAATAATTTTTCAAATTTTGTATATGGTGGCGGACCATACACTTTACAGGTTGTTACAAATAATACCGATACAAATCCACGACCCTTTATAACTTATACAATAGTTCCTCAGAGTGGTTCAACAGGAAATGGAACTATAAATGGTAATTTACTTACTATAACAGCGGCAGGAGGTGCTTATATATATGTTAATATAACAGAAACAGAAAATTTTAATGCTGCTAATATACCTATATATGTTAATATAGCACAAGCAACTCAGACTTTTGTTTTAAATTCAAGTTTGAATATATATACTACAATAGGTTCACAATTTGAATGTTCCAATGTTTTAGTACCATCTCAAAGTAATAATCCAAGTCCTTCTTATTCTTATACTGTGGTTATTAGTCAAACAATTAATAATAATTATTATCCAACTTTATTTGGTTATGGTAGTGTTGCTACAATAGATAGTAATAATAATTTAACATGTGTTTCTCCAGGTGCTTTTACTATAAACGTTACAGCAGCAGCAACTACTAATTTTTCTCAAACTACTATTTCAACACCTATAATTTATGTAAGTATAGTGCCGGAAGTTATTATATTTAATAATCCGCAAACATTTCCTCCGAGCGTATCACAGTCTGGAGAAGTTGGAATGGCAATAAATATACCTTATCTGAACTATCCATTCGGATTTCAAAATTATTCCGCTTTAACTATTACAAATAGTAATAATGGTGCTACTTTTACTTTAAATGCACAAACTACTCCTACATTCAATGTTCCTACACTCGGTAATGTAAATAATGTAATGAATAAGTATATAGTATTTTTCCAACCAGCAACAGCAGGCTCTTTTTCGCAAGCATTAACACCATCACAAGCAACAGGATATATAGAATATGTTGGTATAAATTCAATTGCTAACGGTATAGCATCAGGACAACAGCTAGTTTTTACTTTTTCGGGTAATACTAGCACGTCAGTAGCAGTGGGAGCAGCGACAGGACCCGATCCTTTAATAATTAACTGGAATCCTGGAAGTCTTAACATTACACCAGGGCTCGTCTATGGTGCTTATTATACTCTTGGAAATCCTACAATCGCCTTTGTTAGTGGTTACACACCTAACGTGCCCAATGGTACTGGTGTAACGATTTCTACATTAAATAGCGGTGGTATTACGGGGTATTATATTGCTCCATGGGCAGGCTATAATACAAGTTCTATTACAGGTGGAATTGTAAGTTACATAGGGCTACAAAACTTACCATATTATAGTTATGTTACACAAGCGTGGGGTGTTTGGGCATATTATCAACCAACCAATACGTATCAAATTTATCCACCTACAACAAGTCAAACAATAAATAGTACAACATATTATTATTATGTTGGAATACCACAGATGGCTAATCCGTTACAGTTTACTAACTATTATCAACTTTATGGATAAAAAGTAGAGATATTATTAAACCTTTAACATTTACATAAACTTCGAGTGTAGAGGGTTTATGGTAACATTTATGGAAGTACAATAAGCATAAATCAAGATGGGCGCAAATTATTATTATGTTTGAATTCCACGCATGACTAGCCCAGAAATGGATAAATTAAAAATAATAATATAAAATATTTGCGTTATGATACTATTATTTATAATATTATAAATAATATTATAAATAATATAAACAATAAATGGATAAAGAAGCAGAATCGGAATTAAAAGAGATGGAAATACCATTTTATAAATCAAAAGAAGAACGTGTATCGGACGTAAAGCCAATTATACAGAAATTAAGCGAATTAGAATTAAATACATCTTACCCAGCAATAAAGAGACTATATAAAGAGATTGGCGAATACATGAAGGACGGCGAATCACGAAAGATTAACATTCCATTTCCAGAAGTGAAACGCCGTATTAAGGGATTCTTGTCGGGAGATACACGCAAAGAAACTTGGGTAAAATTAGAGTCGGATGAATAGATACTGCGGCATCCCTCTCGCGCCATCCTAATTCTTTTTATCTATCAATATTTCTTTACCAAGATTTTTTATTATTTTCTTCTCATAGTTGTTATAGTTTTCAATAGGTTCGCATATTGAACGCATCATTGTGAGGTATTCCATTTGCTTTCTTTCTGTCTCCATCCAATCGGGGTTATCTATTGCCCATTGCTGTAATGCAGTGCGTTCTTTGTCTGCGATTTTTACGATTGTGTTTTTCATCATGTCGTGGTTATCATCTTTCAACCATTTGTCTTCATCTTTTATATACATTATATCCCGTTTTATATCTGTACAATGAATTGGACGTTTATGAATGTCCAACTCTTTGAGTCCTTTTATCATGACATCCGTAATACCGCGTGAAATACCGTTAGTTTTCGAAAATAGTAAATCCTCCAATGTTATCTTCAATGAATCAATAAAGTCGGATATATTTAGTGCATCTTTGCAGTGTTCATTTAAAAACACATTCAAATTAAAGTTATTAGTTGTATTATTATTGGTAGTGTTACCGATTTTTGGTATTATACTATTTATCTGTTCTTGTTGTCCTTTAATAATTTTCATCATCTCATCGTTATCTTTAATAAGCTTAAGTAGAAGATCGTCCTTCGTAAAGTTACTGTATTTTGGTATACACGTAAGTTCAATATTACCGTCATCATTATCATTATTTTCACTAGACATATTTACATGATTCGTGGTATCGTGTGTAGACTCTTTGAGTACAGAATTTGTAACGGGTGTATTTATAACAACACACGTATGCTTATGCTTTGCTAGACCAGGTCTATACTTATAACTGTTACCACATACGCAGCTAAATGGTTTATCTTCTTTATTTGGAGTTTTTTTGTTACTCTCGGTTACTCTTTTATGCTTGTTGGTCTCGAGGTGTCGTTTGTATTCATTTTGCTTAGAGCATTTGAAGTGACAATTTTCGCACAAAAAAAATGGAGTTTTTTTGGAGTTTTTTGGGTTATCCATTTTCATATATATAGAGTAACATAAAAAACTCCTAAACCCTTTTCATATAATATATAAAAATATTGAAAAATTATGGTAACAAAAAAATCAACTTAAAAATGGGATTTAGAGCATTATGCTCTGAGTGATGAAATCGATGTTTTTTTCAAAAGTCTACCCCCGGTTTTCAAAATTGGACATTTATAAATGTCCATTTTTCAAAAAGGGCCTCCGAGAGTTGAAATTTTCATACATCATCACTCTTTCGGCGTCCGCCTTCCCTTTTCCGCGGGGTTACCTTTATGCTTTGATTATTTATTTACAATGTGGTCACGTGGCGACCATAATGGTGTGAAATATAAAACATGATATATTCAGGTATTTTTAAGAATATATTCAAAACATGTCCCAAAAAGTCGACATCATGATTATGAAAAACTACTTTCCCAAATTCGGGACATCTTTTGGGAACAAACCATTGTGCTCCATTTCACCAAAATATATTATAGTAATAATACATTATAATACATTATAATACGTTATAAATGTTAAAAAAAACAGTTACAATAAAGTAGCATATATACTAGTATAAATAGGATGACTCAGACTCAGACTCAGTCTCTAACTAAGACTTTAGAAAAATGTGAAAATGAAAAGGAAAAGGACAAGGACAGTAAAAAAGGTTATAAGAAAAGCAAAAAGCTTAAAATGATAGAGGACAGTATTATTCGAAAATGTTGTATATATTTATATAAAAAGTTTAATTTAAAGGAGTTACAAGAAAGCACATTTTATCGTCATGTACATGACACATTTATTTTTTTAGTTTCTTTTATAGCATTGTTTAGTATGAACTTGACACACTTAGCTGTTCTTTTTATAATCGTTACATGTGATGCTTTTGCGATTGTAGTTATGCACGGATGTCCTTTAACTGCATTAGAACGAAAGTATATTAAGAGTTCATCGTGTGATGATCGTGATGAGTTATTAGGTGCTCTTGGTATATCATATAATTGTAATCATGAGTATGAAAAACAGGTTGAATTGCTTGTCAATGTTTGGCTACTTGTTGCTGCAAAGTGTATGTGTGTTATAATAATGAAGATGTTTAACATAAAACTATTTAATTATAATAATATATATTCCAATGATTGAATAAAATATCAACACAATTAAAAATATAAATATAATTAAAAATATTAAAATATTACATATTAAGTATTAAAATAATAAATATTAAAATATTAGATAGTAATGGATTTTATTTTAGATAAAGTGAATAATGTTATAATTAGGTCATTAGATGATTTATATAAATTTTTGAATATATTTTACAGGCCGAATTTATCAGAAAATATAAAAGTAATAAATAATTTAAAAGAAAATGCACCATCGTGGTTACTAATATTGTCTACCATTTCTATTATTTCTTACCCTAATATTTTCTTAGGGGTATTTACATTTATAGTATTTATATTTATTGCTTATTTTTACCATGTAGTGGCTCATGTTCATAAGAATATTTTTTCAATAGTGCATCATTATCATCATGAAAATGACAATTTCTTTTCCCATTTTATTCAGATTATGTTGGAGTTATCTATACCATATCCGTTTGTAATGTTATCATATTTTTTTGGAATAAGCATATTTGACCCTTGGATAATTATTTATTTTATGTTATTTTACTGTTCGGTTCATAATATTAATTATTCGATATTTAAAGTAAATGGTGTACATAGGTTGCATCATACGGAGGTGAATTTAAATTTTGGACCAGATGTATGTGATGTAATGTTTGGTACAAAACATAGTAGCGAAGATTGTGTAGAAAATACGAATCATTATATTCCAAATATAATAGTTATTACAGGTATTGTACTTATACTGAAGTATGTATGTAAAACAGAATGGGTAAAAGATAGTTTACTTGTGGGTTTAATAACATTATTATCGTCGGGTATTATATTACTGTTTTTTTCATCTATTATTCTATGGTATTTAGAGTGTAAAAAGTATAACAATAAGATAGAAAATAGATTGTGTGGAGAAGGAGGCGCTGCGTGTGTCGAAAAGGATACACCCGTGTGTGTCGAAAAAGATACACCCATTGAACCTGAAATATAAAATTATAAAAATAAAGAATTATTCTTATTTTTATAATTAATCTAATTAATATATAATATAAGATAAAAATATAAATATGAGTAAAATAAATGCTGATTTAGATAAAAGATTAAAACAAACTGAGGCATGTTACACTTTCGAAAAACTAAATTATGAATCTGGATTGTTAGATACAAATGTAGATGTTACATATATTATTCATTTAGAGAATAGCAGACGTTATGATAATATCATTAAACAGCTTGAAAAAATCAAGCCTACAAAAACAGTTTATATATTACTTAACAAGGGTTATAATAAATGTAATAAAGTAGGAATTAAAACTACGTATGCTGATTTAACAGATTCTTATTTACAAATATTTAAACATGCTCAAAAACAAAACTTCGGCAATATTCTAATTCTTGAAGATGACTTCATTTTTAGTGAAAAAATAAAAGAAAAAGAACATATTACAAATGTTAATAACTTCCTTGAAAAAAAATCTGGTGATAATTTTATTTATTTTTTAGGCACTGTTCCATGGTTGTTAATACCATACGATTCTTATAACTATAGGTGTATATTTTCAACAGGAACACATAGTATCATTTATAGTAAATCACACCGCGACGACTTTTTAGAAAATTTTAATAGAAAAATGTTGGTAACAGATTGGGATGTTAACTATCATATTAATTTAACAAGTAGATTCATTTATTATACACCACTATGCTACCAAATATTTGAAAATACTGACAATTCTAAAGAATCCAAATTCCAAAATAAATATTTGGCTTTCCTATCTGACTTATTTACGTATTTTAATTATAATGTTATTTTTAGAATATTAGGTATGGATAAAAATCCCGAACCAGGATGCTCCATTTTATATTTTTATTCCAAATTTATATTTTATATCGGTCTGATATTTTTAATATACTTACCTTTCCTTATAGCATACGGTATAAAAAATTTTTATACAATAAAACAGTACTGTTTTCAAATCATAAATACTATTAGGGGGCAATAATCTAACCCAATCTAACCCAATCTAACCCAATCTAATCTAATATTTATATAGTCTCCTCGTTTTTTTACTATACACTTTTCGTCGTATACTTCTTCGCTTATTTATATATTTTATATATTTTTTCCCTCCAGTCTGGCTTTTATTTTCACTTAAAAATACTAGCTTTTTCACTAACTTAGCATTAGGGTTATCTGATAATAATTTTGATACGTTACTATAATTAATTTCTTTCTGTTTATCCACTTGTAACTTATTTACATGACTATACAACTCAAACATATAACGATGCTTACCTGTTTTAGGAGGCGGAGAAGGCTTGTAATAACTTTTTATAACTTGCCCACTATTTATATTATTCGCGGTTATGGGTATATTTATTACTAACCAATGAATAAATATTCCTTTTACGGAATGAGGATCATACATAATCAAACTTGAATACCTTGATGGATTGGGGGTTATAGTTACTATAGGTTGGTTTATAGTTTCTGATAAAAGCAACTCTTGATATGGTGGGTTTTGAGAGGTAATCTTTACACCATTATATACTACTTCCATTTTATACTATATATAATATATGGTATAAAAATAAAACACTAAAACACTAAATATTAGAAGACTATATGCTCATCTATCCATTTTTTTATTCTACTATTTGTTGGTTCAAGTAATTTATTTAATCCGTCAATGTAAATATTCGCATCTGTATCACTTTTAATCATGATATTTAAAGTATTATATATAATATTATATACTTCTTGTGTGTATATATCGGTTATACGAATAAATACATCATCTATATTCTTTACTTCAGGTGAAGAAACATCTGAAGATGTATTATCATTATTTACAATACTATCCATTTCAGTTACAGGTATAGGTTCTTGTTCCGGAGATTCATCACGCAATATTTTTTGCATAATTTTTGTCTTCTTATCTTTCTCCTTTTCACGCTTTGAAGACATAAAAGATATTGATGCTCCACCACCTTGCGATGATGATTGTATATGAGACGCAACAGGTGCGTGAGAATTGGGTAAATTCTGTAATTCATAATTCTCAAATCGTTTTTGGTACAATATTTCGTTGTTTTTTTGCCCTTTTCCGTCACTTTCTAAAATAGTTTTATACATCTGAAGTGTGTGTAATATATGAATTTTGTCAGTTTGACTATATGTTCTTATTAAATTTCCTATTCCCGTTTTAGCCAATTCTATAAGAAGATCGTATAATTTTTTGTTATCCGTGTTAGATTTTGAATCATTCATAAAATGATAGAACTTCTTGAATCTATAAAAAATATTAAATAAGTAGAATAAATCTTCCTGTGTATCATTATTATACCATCGTATTACTGGCTGCGAATAATTAGGAATTTGTATTTGTAAAATGTTATTGTGTATGGTCAGTTTTGTACCAATCGGTGCAAAAGATAAGTAACCGATTTGTAATATTGCCTGAAGTGGTTCTAATATAGTTTCAAATCGCTCTTTCTTTCTTTTTGTTCTTATTGTACTATAAATAAAATTTATCGTTGACTGCATATCTTTATTTTATCTTCTTGTATTAAAAATATAAATACTATATAGTAAATACTAAATATATTTAAATATAAGTATTCGTAAATATAAATATTAATTATTACAAATAAATATTTATAAATAAAATACAATAGAATATAAAATGGATACAGTAGAACCCCCAATTGATAGCCAACTGCCTTCTATTATTAAAAAAAATGTAGACGGTATTATATTAGTATTATCTTGTCAAAAACATAGAAATACACGACTCAAGGAATTTTCTTTGAGTAAAACTAGTTACAATAACTGGGAAGTAATATATGTAATAGGTGACTTATTTTTAAACAAAAACTATATTTTAGATGGGAATATTTTACATGTAAGATGCGAAGATTCATACTTACATTTACTGAAAAAGTTAGCAGTAGCGATGAAATCTGTTAAAGAGTTATTTAATATTAAAGAAGGCATTTTAAGATGTGGAGATGACTTGATTTTTAATGAAAATAATTTAATTACATTTATTAAGTCTAAAAAATTCGATTACTGGGGGCAATCTTGCTTTAAAAAAGGTTATAAATGTGTTGATAAAAACAGTTTAAAAAAAACAAAACCCGACCCTTTTATGATGCTTTACTATAATAAACATAAAGAAGATTTTTTAAATCCTCAACACGGTATTACAAATATGAATATAACATCTCTTTCAAAATATGCAACACGTCCTAATATTTATGGTGCAGCTGGTGTTATTTTTTATTTATCAAATAAATCATGTGATATTATTATTCGCCATATGGAAAGAATAAATTTTAACATACTTAGTTACGACGCATTTACTAGAAGTTATCCATATACAATTGAAGACTGTGGTGTATCATTTATATTGTATTGTAATGACATTGAATACACTGATGGACAGTTTTTTTATGATACTCCACATAAAAATACTATTGCTAAACACACAAATAAATATAAGTAAAATATAAGTAAAATATAAGTAAAATTTAAGTAAAATTTAATTATACAATTTACAAGCTAAAATTTGTATAATTAAATGTACGTAAACTAGTTACAATTTTATTCTGAATTATTTAAATTAGTTGTATTAGTATTATCGACCTCGGCACTCTCGGTAATTTCATTTGCAAGATTCTCTGGTTGTGTTGATGACTCGGGTAAAGACGGATTTGATTTATTTTTACTATATGCACCGCCTACTCCGGCACCAATATACACATTATTTGTAAAATTAGAACTTTTACCCTTCAAAAATGCATTGTTATTTGTTTTAAAAAAAGAAATAGGTGTTCCATCTTCGTATATATTCGATAAAAAAATATTATTAGAAGAGTATAATTTAACGCACGAAATATCATGTTTTTCACACCAAGTTATAGATTTTTGTATATGTAGTTTTTTCATCGAATCTATTTTATCATAGTTGTTCCGATTTGTTATCATATTTAATGTAGTAATTATATTCTCTAATTGTCTCTGTCCAAGTACTACATTTATTTCCTCGATTTTATTTAAAAAGTAGTAATCATGTTCAAGATTTAATATACTTTGAATCTCCTCGGTTGTATCTAGTTTCGAAAATTCATTACAAAAAACTTCATATAGTCCCGACGAATCGTCTAATAAAAAATTCTTACAAACGATATATTTTTCCGAATTTGCTAACCTACTTGTATGTGGTTTTGTTATATAAACTTCACCATATAATGACGATAGTAAGTATAGCATGTCTACTGTAAGTTTTGAGAATATATCAAATATCTTTAAAACAAAATGTCCGCCTTTTTTCTGCATAGTTACTGCATATATAATTTCGGCAACTAGCAACTTACTGACTAGTTTTTCCTGTTTATTAAAATCATTTGAAACATCGATTCCTCCGTCTGCTGTAATAATATCCATAGAATTCATGAAACGGTCTTTACAGTATTTATAATTTTCCAGTTTCAAAATATCGCCTGTTCCATCTTCACCATTTACAATTTTAACATTTGGGTTATTTTCTAAAAACGTGTTGCTCTTTTTCCAACCAGGACAGCCTGGGTCCTCGTTTAGAAGCGTCATACCATAGTATATATCATTTGCATTTTTACGCATATATGAAGTCGCTTCGATAAATCCGCCAGGACCTTCTGCAAGATGAAATGTTTTGATGGTTGATGGTGGGGATAACTGAGGAGGCGAAGAAGGATGTACATTTTTTATTTCTCCTAGTTTAAACATTTTCCATAACTCTATCATTTTATAGAAAGATCTAGATAGAGGCTTTAATTTACTGATTGATATTTTATTACCGGGTATAAGAGTATGAATAAATTCATAAGGATTTGTATACTTTTTAATATTATCCCATGCGTCAGATGAAACCTCGATTTGTTTCTTAAATTTTGATAAATAGTCACACAATGAGTATGATATATAACATGATGGTAGCGGGGGAGTTGGTGTATCAATAGAAAAGGATACGTAATTATGTATTTCAGGGTTTTTTATTGATATTAAATTATAATATGACATAAAGATAGTTATATGTATCTAAAAAATAATATTTAGATTGTTTAATTATTAATCATTATTTACAGCAAGTAAATAATAATCGGTTTTAAATTTGGTTTCAGTTAGACACCTATTGAGTTGGCTTAGGGTTACTATAGTTATATTTAATATTTATATATTTTTCTTGTTTTTTTATTTTTTATCTTATATCGACGGCTGGTTCTATATTTTGTTTTACGCTTGGTTCTATATTTTGTTCTACGCATGGTTCTGTGCTTGGTCCTATTTTTATACTTTTTTATACGAGTATGATTACCACCTTCCTCTGTACGAGGTTTCTTACTAGGTTGTGTATATGGTGTAGGTGGTGTATAATCTGATAAAAATTTGTGAACGCCTTCTATTATAAATTTTTTAGTAACTTCTAATACAGTGGGTCTTATACAAATAGCTGGATCTCCTGCGACTTGAACAAAGGCGCAAATGTGTTCTTTTATTATTCCCATAATTAACTCAGCTATTTGTGTAGAATCACCTTCAAGTACAATACCATATTCTTTTAAAACTAATTCAATATATTTTTTAAGCAAAGGTAAATAATTTTTAAAATCTATAATATCTTTTTCACGTTCATAATATGGACTCATGCATGCCGATAAAACTGGTAGTATTTTTTCAATAAACTTTAATAAATTAGCACTTGTAGTAATAGGAGTAAGTTCAGCATGATACATATGAAGAATATATTCATGAGTCAACTTATACATTTCATCTTCAGTTTGTGTACCGCCATAGATTTTTAATTCGAGTGCTCTTAATTCATCAGCATTATTTCCAATATCTTGTTTTTCTTTAACTAACGTATCTATAATATTTGAAAGAAATACTTTTTGAGCCGCATTAAACACTATTTGTCTATCTTTTTGACTCATATAATCAACACTAGCCAATGTATGCTCTATTTGGTTCAATTTAACAACACTTCCTGTATTATCTGGTTTTTTTACACCAGCATTTTCTAATAGTTTTGCATGTGCTGCTTTTTCTGCATTATAATGTAACGATTTCAAATTCGATTGCTGCGGATCTCCTGCAAGTGTCGGAATGGAAAGTGGTTCAGTAAATTTATCAAACACACGGTTTACCATTCCTGGAGGATGCATCATTAGTCCTTTTAGGTATTTGTTTCTTAAATGTGCAGGTAATACGTTTGGGGCCTTATTTTTTTCAAATTGAGTGTCAAATTCTTTTGTAAACACTCGTTTACGAACTGCAGGTTCACATGCTTGCAGTATACTTATAAGAAGTTTAAAATCTGGTTCACTTAATTTAATATCTAATACGTGTATTATTTCATCTATAAGTTGTTTATCCATATATACATATAAATAATATTAAAATATAACACCTAGAATAAAAATAATAGTAACTATATTTTATTCATTACATTATTAAAGTACGGTAAACTATGTTTCATTAATTTACCTATTTATCACCTGAAGGTGGCTTACCAGATAAAGCTGCAAGTGCTGACGGATTCAACTTAATCGACCCAAATTTAGACGATGATGGTTTTTTCTCTTTGGATTTATCTCCCTGACCTTCAGCTTCACTTGCCGCCGCAGTCGCCGCAGTCGCCACTTTTTCTTCCTTAGTTGATTTTGCCTTTTCAGCCGAAAGTTTCGAAGACGATTCTTTCATTCCTAATTTCGACTTTTCTATTATTGCCGCAGCTGCGCCCGGTTCAGCAGCAACAGCACCTGTGCTTGGTAGTTTAACAGCCGAAAGTGCCGATTTCTTCTTTAATGTAATACCTTCAGATTTATCCAACTTTTCTAAATCTTTATCACTATAACCCTTTACACTAGCAACTGCAGCTTCAGCACCCATACTTTCACCTTTACCTTTACTCTTGCTCTTACTCGTTTTATCCTTCGCCTTTGAACCAAATAGTTTTGACAGTTGTGTATCAGTACCCTCCAATTCGGCAGCCGATAATCCTAAACTTGCACCCTTTTCTCCCAATAATTTCAAATCTGATTCTTTTGTAGGCCTATATGACATTTTACCTTTACCTACTCCAGCGCTCTCACCCTCCTCAAGCATCAGCTGTGATGCAACCATTTGAGCAGCTAATGTATCCTTACGATTCAATTTCTCCTGAAATACATGAACCCCCGTAACACTCTGGAAAACATCCTCAACATCGACACTTGCGACTTTTTTAAATACGAAATAACGGTTATAGAATGAAATCTGTTTCTCCTTAGGGGTCATAAAGGGTGCGGAACCGTATCTAGTCTTTTGCTTAGGGTCTTGCTGTATTTCGCTCTCCATGACTGTGAATAATTCGGAGAACATGCCGGAACTATTTGGGATTCCTAATTTAACTGCCTCATCACGCTTCAACAGTTCAAACCCGTAGCTTTTCATAAGTTCCGTAAAATACGTAAAGTTTACCAAATATTCCTTGATTGTTTTGTTAATTGAGTCTTGATAAACATCGATTGCATATCCTACACAGCTAATATCAGGGTCATATGTTGTTTGGCTATATTCTTTTGTAACCTCCCAAATTTTGTCACCATCGATATTTAAACCAATAGACTTCCCCCTTTCTAAAGAACGAAGAGCATGAAACATCGACGCACCATCATAACAGCTTCCGATAAAATATCCACCCACTTTGGTGCACTGACTTACATTTTTAAGAAACTGGTTTAATTTTTCTATATTTTCGAAGAAGTAGTGTAAGGCGAATTGACATGACGATATATTGAAACCATCAGTCGCTTTTCCATATTGGCGGTAAACACCCTTCCCTAAAATAGACTCGTCTTTGGGGCCATCATTAAATAATGCGCGAACAATTTCCTTTCCTTTCTCAGTAAACATTGCGTCGCCAGATTTAATATTTACACCACTGTTTCCGTTTACAAATAGTGCATAGGGCATTGAGTAAAATTTCTTCCTATAGTTTAAGAACCGTGCACACGCTCCATCAAGGCGGTTCTCAATATTATCTTTCGACAAATCTATACCAAATACGAATGCTAATTTTGCCTCAATCCATTTAGGAAAGTCGCCGGCTTTACCCACAGCATAGTCAATGAGCGTATTTCCTTTCGCTGCCGTTTTGGTAATAAGCATTTTTTTAACAAATAGGTTATGAAAGTCGCGCATCGAACGCGTCTTGTTGTCGCCACTAGACTTATTATAATACACATCATCGTCGGCGAGTTCATCGGGTATATTTTGACCAGTAGTTATCATCTCCAAGGTAATAGGATTATGGATAGAGTACCAATTACTGTTAGCAACATGATATGCGTTTCCATAATTTTTAATACCGCGTTTATATTCGGCAGTTTTATCATAGCGAACACGTTCGGCAACCCATCTCCAGTGTTTGGGGCGACTGGCGTCATAACTAAACTCTACAATTGTTTCATCATCGAATATTTCATCTTGGCTAGTAAACATTTGTAAAACGCCATTTTGGTCTTCGCGGAGCGGGATGTTACATATACATGCCTCTGGGTCATAAGGGTTGGTTGGATAAAATGGTACGGGTTTATAGCCTTCGCTGGTATCAACCTCGCCGGCGTGAGGTAGTTTATCATCGATAACAGCGGCACAAGGATTAATATAGCCGTGTTTGCGTTCGTCGTAACCAACACGCAAAATGATTGTTTTATACTGTTGGAGCTGTTCGCTTTTCATATTATCTACACCATTTTCAAATATATTGCCCACCATATCAGTGCCGTTTTTATTTTTTTTAGTTGTAATTAAGAAGTCAATTGTGTTTTGATTGAGCGGTTTCCATTTAAATGACATATCCCATGTTACCTTGTGGAGTGGTCCAGCAACGCCTACTTTGTTACTGGCGACACCGGTATTGCAAGGTGTAAATATAAGACCATCAGTTTCATATTCAAATGTGCCGGCTTTTTGACCGGATATAATAGAGTTAGCACAAGCAAATATGCTTTTGTCTGGGGAGGCGATTTGGAATTTTTTAATATTAATTTTTATAGGAATATTGTCGCCGGTGATGACCGAGTGTATATTCATTTCACTTACCACCTGTTTAAGTAATAAAAGTCGTGACTCTTCGTTGCCCTTTCTAGCTCCACGAGGCAATTCTTCTTCACGAAGTTCCATGTCTTTCTTCTGTGATGACCGAGCACGTGCACCCTCACGAATATCTGCTTCTGATTCAAATTCTTCTTGTCCTTCACCTAACATTTCATCAACCTCGGCGCTTGCTTTTTTATCGGAATCAGATATAATAACAAATGCGCTGCGTCGAACATCTCTACCGTTTATAAAGTATATATCAAATGCTGCGAACAAGTTAATAAATTCACCATTTTTATTGTGTATAATATGTTCGCCGTCAATAAGTGTATTGTATATACGTTCTTCGCGTGATACGGCACCAGTAAATTCAAAATTCATATTTGTGTTTACTAAATATATGCGACCTGTTGGGCAAATATATAACATTTTTCTCATACCATCTGCTTTATCAGTTACAGTATAATTATTTCTAATATTGGGTATAGAGCAGTCATCGTTTATGGGTGCAATATTTAATACTTGAAGAGTGTACGATGATGGACCGATAAAATGATTTGGTGTTAAGGTAATCTGCTCGGTGTCGCGGAGTTCCAAATCATGTTCAGAACCTTTTCCACCTTTCTCCGACTTTGATTTTAGTTTTTCTCTTTTTTCTTCGGGGTGCAACAGATAATAGTAGTCCTTTTTTGTTATATTTAGTTCATCATAAGATACGGGAAAATTTGTACCCTGAATTCCTGCTAATATTATTTTAATACCGGTGCGCAGTGTGTCGGCGACGACAATAGCATTATTCATTTTTTTGCCGATACCGACTAGAGAGTTATCCATTTCAATTTCAATCTCGTATTTGGGTTCGCAATCGGTTGTTTTGGATGCTTGGAAAGAATATTCGGGTATAAGATGTCCGTCGCGGCGGTGAGATTCTTTAACAACGGACATATCTACATGAAATGGGTAGTTATCGTGAATCAAAGTTGTGCGGTTAATATGGCGAAATATTTTTTTCTCTTTGACCCAGGTAGATAATATAGATTGACCGAGACTGGAGGTTATATTTATCATCTTTTCCTTTTGATAACTGAGGCGAAAATTGAAGTCGTCGAAATTGACGGGTCGTATAATTTCGGAGCCTTCTTTTGCTTGTGTTTTTTGAACAAAGCGGTAGTTAATATCCTCGAGGCGGTCATTTCTGCAGTATTTTTGTATATTACTTAAACCGTAAATTTCTGTTCTAATATTTGACAATTTCGTTTTGCCTGTGCCGATATCTGTGAACTCTGATTGAATTTTGAGACAGTATTCTTGTGATTTTACAATTTTGAAACCGCATGAGAGTAATTTTTTAACGACATTATCAAAGTCATCTTTTGTAATTTCTTTGATGCCTCTTGTTCCGAATTTTACTTCAAGCTCTGATACACCATCTTCTTTTTTAAAAATGTTGTCTAAATATTTTTGTGTCATGATATTGAACATTTCCTTAGGGTTGGGATTTGGATTCGATCGAGACATATCTCTATCTGTGTTGTATATATAATCCTACTATTATTTTAAATTGTAATCAATTTTATATTACAATTTAAAAGTAAAAATAAAAATAAAAATAAAAATAAAAATAAAAATAAAAATAAAAAAAAGTAGCCATAACTATAATAAAAATTTTCAAATAAAAAAGTATTAAACATAAACTCATATTTCATGCACTCATGCACTCATGCACTCATAACTTTTGTAGGATAGACGAATACAATTCCGCTTTTGTTTTCTTTTTGTTTGTTGTTTCACAAACAACCGCAATATCAAGTTTAGAACATATATTAACAAGATCCTGTACAGAGTATACAGTAACAGGACGAAGAGGTTTATCAAGACTATCAAGTTTCCAATATTTTTCTTTGATTTTTTCTATATAATCGGAATGTTTGCTCAATGTTTCAGTTGCATTTATATCGACAGGTAGACAAATTGAGTAGTTATTTGTTTCTGCGTTGTATTTGATAATGTGTATAGGTTTTTCTATACTCGAAATCATTTCATAATAGGTATTTTTATAGATATAAAAAATATTTAAATTATAACATAAACAAAGAGCATATAAAGTTTTAGCATTAATATTTGTTGAACCAAGGAGACCAGATTCGAAACATGTCTTTGATATTTTATGCTCCTTTAAACAGGTTTTACCTTCACCCTTTTTTACTTTCTCAATGGTTTGAATTTTGAACTGTTGTTCAGCGGTAAAATAGTTAGATTCGTATTCGTAAGAAGCAAAGCCATTATAAATAATATAAAAACACCAGAAGAGTGAGTTAGACTGAGATGGGGTAAAATATTGTAAATTTGTGCTTTCTTGTTTATTATCGTGTTCATTATTGTGTTCATTACTTACCGATGTAACAATATTTTTGTCTTTATTTGTGATTGTAGTTGTAGTTGTAGTTGTACTTGTGGTTGTGGTTTTGGTGTTGGTTTTAGTCGACTTTGGAATTTCCATTGTAAAATTCTGACAATTTTTTAAAAAACATTCAGATAGCATTATATTTTTTAATTCTTTTATTTTTTCTTCCATTTTGTTTATGGTTGATGCATATAAATTATATTGTTCGGTCATATTTGTAAATTGTTTTTTTACAACTGAATTCAAAGATGATGCTACAGATTCTTCACCATTTATGTTTTTTGTTTTTTTTAGTTCATGTTGTGACTGTGTTGACATTTATTTAGATTATAACTTTTTGAATTGTCTAGATGTTTATGTTATACTTATACTTAAACATGTCTTTATTATAGTTTAAATATTATATATGGATGTAGGTGGTTCGATATATAGTATAATGTAAAATAAGCTTTGTAAATCATTTAAAGAATGAAGTAACAATTTTTTCTTTTTCTTTTTCAATTTCGTTTAGTTGGTCTTCTTGTTTATTTACATAACTTAAATACTTATAAACTTTGTCTAGAATAGGAGAATCTACATATGTTAGGTTAATAAAAACACCATTTTTATTTTCATTAACTAATACCCCATTGTCATTAAATATTCTTAATATTTCTATTTGGTGAAATGTGTTAGTCGATTCGATTCGTTCTTTTAAAAATTTTAAAGAGTCTACAAAGTACTTATTATCTGATACATATTTTTTGGTATGATATAAAGATGTTATATTTTCTACTGTTTCCATTTATAGTTAAGTAAAAAAATCTTTCTATATATTTTTATTCCAAAATTATATTTTACTTAATATGAATCTTAATATGAATTATAAATATAGTATATTTATTTATGCTTCTAAATTGCTCTTAATTGTTTTTTTTGCAGCCTTCGGTTCTTTGGGAGCCTTCGGTTCTTTGGGAGCCTTTGGTTCTTTGGGAGCCTTCGGTTCTTTGGGAGCCTTTGGTTCTTTGGGAGCCGGTGCAGATGTAGATGATGATGATGATGATGAGGATGATGAGGATGATGATGATGAGGATGAGGATGAGGATGAGGATGAGGATGATGTAGTAATAATTTCACCCAAAGAACCAAAATTGGTAGTAGATGCGGTTGTAACTGATTTTTTAGGTGTTTTCAAAGAAATGCGCTCCTTTTTCGGGGGAACTAATTCTCCAATGATTTGAATAAATTTATCATTCATTTCAAAGCGTTTGCCGATAACCCTTACTGCTATTTTTTCGCCTTCTTTGACTGTATTGTAGTAAGTATTTTGTGTAAGCATACTATAGTCTCGTGAAATATATACAATGACGGGTAAATGCTTGTCGTGTGAAATTGCACGAATCCCTGCTTGTGTAATATTATTAGCGATACAGTTAATTATAGCATTTTGAGCGGGGTTACAAATAAAACACTCTATTACGAGATTGAATTGTACATTTTTAGCAACTATTTTTCCGCACTTAAAGTCGACAATTCGTACAGTTTCTGGTTTAATAAATCCTTCTGAAATACATCTACCCTCGATACAACTTACAAGAGTAGTATGTAGAAGCGCAAGAATATTGCTTCTACTAGATGCATGCATATTAATCAGTATAAATGGTATTAAAATATCATAGTTAAATTGTGTCAACTTATATAAACCATCGTCATCTTCTTCATCTTCCTCGTGAGTATTGTTTGCACTTGCACTTGCACTTGCACTTGCACTTGCACTTGAATCTCCATCCTCATTATGGATATTGCTATTTGATACTTCTGAATCAGGTGAATCAGCTGGAGACACGATTTCATTTTTAAAATTATAGTCAATTGTTCCTATACAATCTTCGGCTCCTTCACCTGAACTATCGACCTCTATAAACTTCGGCGTAATTGTAATCGTTGTAGTATTTGTAGTAGTAGTTGTAGAAGCGGTACCATTCTTTTTGGAACGACCTCTTTTTTTTGGTTCAACTACAGTAGAAGTAGTAGTAAACGTAATAGGAGGATATTCAGGTGTAGATGCGATTGTAGACATAGACATTGTTAAAGATTTTTTGATACGAAAGGATGTTACTTTACTATATTAATTTATCTTTATAATAGTTTCAATTTTATTTTATATTAACAATTAAATACAAAATAAATAAATAGAAATACAATTTAAAATAACATAATAAAATTATCTAATGTGTTACTATTCATCTTCAACATTACCCTTATCTTCTTGACCTTCACCTTCACCTTCACCCTCATTTTTACCTTCAACTTCACCCTCAACTTTACCTTCAACTTCTGAAATTTCTTTTGCTGGTTTTTCAGATTCTTCAGGTTCTTCTAATTCTTCCGGTTCATCAGGTTCTTCCTCACTAGCAACGGCAGCGGCAGCTGAATCAGCCTCATTTGATATTTGAAATTCTCCCAACATGTCGCTATTTTCTTCTAAAACTACCGATAAAGGATTACCTTTTTTCTTTGCATTTTCTATTTCACGCATTACACTGGGCCCCGACTCTCTTTCCTGTTTTAATTCTAGTTCGCCGATTACAGATACAAAGGGATCATTCAATTCAAATCTTTGACCTATTACACGAACCATTATAATATCTCCTTCTTTTAATTCAGAAAAATAAGCAACATTGTAATGATGGTCTCTAGCAATAAAAATATTTAAAGGTGAATATTCACCTTCATCGGTATGTGCTAAAATACCAGCATTTGTTATATTTTTAACAGCACATGATATTCTCATACCTTGAGGAGGATTACAGACCAAATATTCAAACACAACGGTGAAAATAATACAATTCCCTACTATAGTTCCGCTTGAAAATGTAACAATTTTAACTGAACCACGTTTTACATAACCCTCGATACAACACTTCCCTTCAAAATTATTACTTAAAATTTGTTCGAGAATTTCGGCAATATTTGTTCCCACATATTTTATGGGTACAGATAATTTTTTAGAAATTATATTTTTAATATATAGTGACATTTTGCCTGCTACGGCATTTCTTCTAGATTGGCTTGATGATGCTATTCTACTACTCATGATTTAAATATGTTTTGATTTTATATATAATATATGTAAATAAATGTTATATATATTAATTTACATATATTATTTTACATATATTATTTTACATATATTAATGAATTCAAATAATTTAAATAATTCAATTAAATCATCTTAATGTTTAGATTTTATTGAGTAAAACCTGTACTGGGGTTAAAAACCATCTTTTTTCGTCTTGTCTTATCGTGTCAAAATAGCGTAGAATGAATTCCTGTAAAATACATAACTCTATTTCATTTGTATCTCTTTTATTTGAAACAGACAATGGTTTACTACTATCTAAAGAAATACGATTGATAAACAACTGAATTAATATTTCATCCGGTATAGGAACTACTTCCCCATTCTCATCTGTACGACTTTCAATACCATAGTTTAAGTATTCATCTCTTTTTGACTTCGGTAAAGCATCTACTATTTCGTTTATTTTTGGTGGCTCTAAAATATCTTTTATATTTTTCTCAGTTTTTGCTCTACCAGCTTGGTCACATCTTGATGCTATACTACTTGCAAATGACTTAGCTTTAGCTTTACCTTTACCTACAGTTATTTTCTTTGTTTTAAAAATTAACGACGAAAAATCTTTTCGCTTTATTGATGTTATAAATCCAATATAGTTATTTAAAGGAGTCTCGGCAGTTATTGCATTTTTGTCAGAAATATCGGTTTTAAAATATTCAATATCTGCTGGACCTGCGGGTTTCCATATATTAAGTTTTGTATCTTTTATAAATAACTGATATGTTCCATCAAGGTTAATCAATAATACTCCTTCGATACCGTTTCTGCTATGTAAAATATTATTTTCATAGTATTCCTCTATTAGTTCGTCAAATACATACTTTTCAGGATTGTCTCGTCTTTCGGCAAGTGTTTCACGTCCTTTTGGAGAAATTATATAATTAAGAATTGAAAGTGTTTCATCTATATTCAATTCTTCTAAAATATGCGATACAACTAATTTTTGTATTAACTCAGGTGGAATAAAAGATAACTTTGTTTCTAAAATATTACCACAATTATAATACCAATCATTATTGCCCCTCTTATAAATATTTCGTTTATTAGCTTCATTAAATAGTTTTTTAGCTTTTATTAATGCTTTCGGTTCCTTCTTAACTGTCGAAAAATATTTGAAGAGTTCGTCTTCCCTTTCAATTTCTCCTTCAACGTCCCCTTCTTCTACATCTTCTTCTAATGCTTCTTCAAGAGTTGATAATTTTTTTCCAGGCTTAGCCTTTGATGATGCACGCGATTGTTGTATACTTGAAATATACGACTTTTTAACCTCCTCAAAATAATTTTTTTCTTTATTTGGTTTGAAAACAATTTTTTCACGTTTAAAATCCACAGGTTTTTGTCTATCGCGAATAGGTATTATGGGATTATCTAACTCAAGTGGTTGAAATAAATAGTACGAACCAATATTTACAAGTCTCCCGTATCTACCATATTTATCACGAATATATTCATTCTTGTCTTCTATTAACTGTGTAAGAGCAATATCGATTGCTTCTATGGGATATTTTTTATTATAGTTAATTGTAGAAATTAAGTCGCTTGATATATCCTGTATTTTTTCACCCGGCGACGTTCTTTTGTAAAAGTATCTTTCTTGAAAAATATCGCGTATCCTCTGTATAATTTTGTCAGTATTCATGGTTATAATTGCATCTGTAAAAATATCTTTTCTTGTTCCAATACGACTTTCAGCCATTCCTGGTTTACAACTAAAAACGCACTCCATATAGTCGCAAACAGATGAATAATTTTTATCGCCGATTTTATATTTAATATCTATACTAGATTTAGTTGTAGGGTCATACGAAGAAAGTATTTGCATTACAGGTTCGTCGTTTAATTTTTCGTCGAATTTTTCTTCAGTAAAATTTGTTTGGTCAATATTAAGAAGACAGTCTACAGCATTTTCTTTTAATACGCGACTTACTTCGCCAATATAGCGTGCTTTTCTTTCAGACAAACGATACATATAAATATCGGCAGCTTCTTCAGCGGGTGTATTTGTCAAAATAGAACCATGTAAAAATATCTGAACATTTCTTTTTTCGAATTCTAAGTCTTTGTGACTACAGTTTCTCACTGCACGCCCAATAGTTTGCTCTACTAAATTAATATTATACCATGGTTCAAGTATATGAACTTGTCGAATATTTTTAAAATCAAGTCCTTCAGTTCCAGACTTTGAAATAATAATGACTTTAACAAATCGCCCATCGAAGTTTGCCTCATTGCTAGCAGCTTTAACGTCTCCTATATTATCAGGAGACAGCGCTGCTTCACCAGAAATGACCACATATTTTGCCGGGAAAAATGTCTCATTCGCTCGCATTTCGCTTCTTTGGCGAGACGTAATTCCATCTATCTGTCTTACTCCATCTGGAGGGTTATTAAATAAGGACATGGCTTTAGTTCCATATCGTGTAAGCCCCATACTTTCTAGTGCGAGAGCCATAGGTATTACACCGCCCTCGATATAAAAACTGTAAATTAATATAATACCTTCTGATTTGTATATATTGTCGCAAATATTCTTTATTTTTGAGCTATAGTCGCCTATTAAATCTCGGGAAAATATGTGCGGTTTATCTTCCTTATATTCGAAGCCGGTTTTTGTCTCTTCATCATAATTCATAATATTTCTAAGACCATATTTGCCTACAAGAAGACGAATATCATAGTTGGGATTTTCGGAAGCAGGATTAAAGTCATCGGATGGGTATGAAATATTGAGTGCTTCAACTGGGCTTCGCAAGATGTTAATACCTACAGAAACGGATTCTTCAATATTGCGCATTTCATCTTTTTTCAAGGCAAGAAATTGTCGAATAATATATAAATAAACGCTTTGCTGATATTCGGATGCTCCTGTTAAATATATTTTATCTTGCATTCTAGACAGTTTTCGGTGTTCGGGTATTCGTGCGCCATTTATTTGTATGCTTGGAATTTGGTAACCACCTTTTTCGCCACTTGACTTTGGTGACTTGGAACCAGTAGTCGCACCAGAAAATGTATGTTCAGGAGAAAACTCATCGGGGTATATGCGAAAGGGAAATGTATATGGATTTTCGCCACGTATGTAGGATACGTAACCAGTTGAAAAACGCCGCAAATTTTCGCGGCCTGTTTCCATAATTTGTCCTGGGCCTTCATTTGTTTCTACAAATATTCCTTCATCGGGGTTAGGATTAAAAACATCGCGAATATCAATCTCAGCCCTCCCATCATTTAAACGCATAATATTGAGTAACCATATAATTTCACGGTAACTATTATACATTGGTGTTCCGGTTAAGAGAAGTAGACGTGTCATGAGAAACGGTCCAAATTTTACTAATTTTTCTAACTGTTCTGCAACAGCACGTGTGCCGCTTTTCTCATCTGTGCTTTTTATATTATGAAACTCGTCAATTACGATAAGAGAATTACCGAATACTAGTTTTAATTTCTGCATCATGATTTTAGTTCGATGAGACTTGTCAACGATTTCGTCACTTACCGTCGATGTTTTTTCAATAAGGTTCGCAAACTGGTCATAACCTAGAAAGCGGTATGATCGGCGAATAATCTTTTTAATTTCGGAGACGACTTTTTCTTCTTCCATTCCTTTCATATTCATCGGATTTATTTCTTTCAAATATTTGTTACCTGTACATGAGCGTATATTCCAAATACCGTCAATTAATTTGAGTTTATTTTTATCAAAAAGTTGTAGTTTGAAATTTTGCTGGACATTAGGACTAGCAACAATGATAATTTTTTGAGATGTTGACATGCCGATTTGAACAAGGTAGTCACGCATTTCTTCACATATTGTTATTGCAGAACATGTTTTGCCGGTTCCTAAACCGTGATATAGGAGAAGACTATTATATGGTGTTTGAAAAGAAAGAAAATTGCGAACAAATAACTGATGTGGAGATAATTCGAAGTCGGCGTTGCACATTTTATTGGAGTATTTTTTTATTGCTTCTAAACTATCCTGTACGGTTCCATCATATCTCGTATCCGCAAATTCCTTTTTAGATGCAATTTTAATATTAAATTCGGGATCGTCTAGAGTTGGATATAGAAAATTATACGTGTTTTCATCAGTTTGTGTTTCTAATTCTTCGGAAGGTGACGGAGGTGACTCGTCGCCAAGTTTTGAAAATTCTTCGTTAAAGTGTTGAATCGATTCTCTTTCTGCTTCACCTTTTTCTTTTAAGAATTTATTCTGTTGTCTTTTAGATTTTCTAGACATGTCGGGGTTAAAAATAAATTCTTTTTGTAGCTTTTGTTGTTCGGGGGACATATTTGAAAGAAGGCGTTCTTGCAACTCTTCTTGAAATTTAGACTCACTTCCTTCTATTTTACCTTCTGAGTCTCTACTTTCTGAGTCACTTATTCGTATTTCTTCAGAAGATTTTGCAGGTATGTAAGGTACTTCTTGTTCCGACGAAGATGATAATGATGGTATGGATGATGTACTTTTTTGTGTAGCTTTTGTGGATGACGATGTGGATGGCGATGGCGATGGCGATGATGACTTAGATGGCGCTGTTAGTGTTGTAGATGATGATTTTGATTTGGATTTGGCCGTTAAAGTAGATGATGACGATGGCGTTGGTGATGACGGCGATGATGGTGGTGGTGGTGCTTGTGCCTCTGCCTCTTCTTGTGCTTTCTGTTGTCTAATATGTTGTAAACTTTCTGCTGCAGCAGCTTCTACTTCTAAAGACGGTGCCCTTGATAAAACATCACCCCTAATATCATATCCAGGACTACCAGGGATACTTTCTTGTGAAGGTGTACCGGACATCACTAACCCTTCTTGACTTGGTGTGCTAATATCTCGGCCCCTTGATCTATCATCTTGACTGCCGCTTTTAGAAGATGAAATCTGTTCCCTTGGATGAACAGATATATTAATACCCGAATTCTTGCTGTTGCTCGGAAAAGAAATATTAAAATCTTGTATATTGCTTCTAGCAGTGGATGGTGTCATATTTCTGTCTGAAACGCGTGTTCCTGACGATGCTTTAGAAAGACTAGAAAAATTGGGAAAACTTAGAGACTGGCGAGATGCACTTGATATTGATGGTGCATTGCTTTTTTTATCCTGGCTAAAACTAGTATTTTCAGAAACATTGCGCTGGTTACCCGGACCTGGACCTTTACCAGGTGAAGATTCTGATGATAATGATGGCGATGACGAACTACCTAAAAAAGAACCAACAGAACCTGGAGGCATAGAAAACTTAACATCTGAAAGAACGGGCATTAAAATAATACCTTTATTTGAGTCGGCTACAACTTTTATAAAGGGGTCTAGTGAAGATAATGCAGAAGCAGCAGCAGCAGCGGGACCAGCGCGTACGCCAGCACCTTGTCCTTGTCCTTGTCCTTGTCCTTGTCCTGGATTAAGCAATGTGCGAAGATTTTCTGGAATATTAATTTGTTTAATTTTTATTGATGGTTTTTTGGGGTTTTGGTCTTGTTTTTTATTCGGGTCTTGTTCCATTTAATATATACTATAAATGAATAAGTAATTCTTATATAATGTTAATATAATCTATATTCTTGTAAAACTTTATTTATTTTTTCAATTATATTAATTTTTTCTAAATTATAAGGTCGAATACAATTTATACATTCTTCAAAACTAACCCATTTTATATTTCTAACTTCTGATTTTTGATATTCTTGAATCTCTTTAATATTATTTGTCATGTGAGCAAGGTAATATTTGTGTTTATAACTTTTAATATTTGACCCGATAAACATTTCTTCATATGGTATGATATTTTCAATAAGTTTAAAATCGCATAAAGCATATCCTGTTTCTTCTGTAAACTCTCGGAGACCACAGTCAATATCCTTTTCTTGATAATTTCTGCGCCCTTTAGGAAAACCCCATTCTGGTTCATTCCAGCTTGTAGTAGAAGAATCGATTAATGATTTTAAATTATATTCAATATCTTTAATTTTAATTCCTTTTTTCAAAGATTCGAATTTATCTTTAGATGATGTTTCTTCACCTCTATATTGAAGACCTGAATATTCTCCCCATAGTAGTTTCCACATATCTTCGAATTTCATATTTAACAGTTTGTTTTTTTCTTCAAGTGTCATTTCATTAATCAATGTTTGTATGTACTGTAAGTTAAATAAAGGATATTTACCACGTATAAATTCTACAAATCCGAAACTATCATTTCTTTGTATTAAAAGATATTCGAGACAGTTATTTGTTGTACTATACCTAAATGAAATGATTCCAATACTTGTTATGGGATTTTTACATTCTGCTAATAAATGTCCCGTTTTCCCACAATTATTGCAAAAATTATTATATGTTAATTTTAATGATTTTGAATTCATAGTTATATGTATTCTTTGTTATCTTTTTATATTGTTTCTAATTAGAAATGGTATTAGATTCAAATGTTTGGGGTCCGCATTATTGGTTCGTTCTTTTGTCTATAGCTATTTGTTATCCGATTCACCCTAATGATGTAACAAAGAAAAAGTACTATGAACTAATTCATAATTTTCCATTATTTATGCCTGATTCAAGGATAGGTAATAAATTTAGCGATTTAATTGATAAATACCCAATAACCCCTTACTTGGATAGTCGTGACTCATTTATTAAATGGGTTCATTTTATACATAACCGTGTGAATAAAATGACTGGTAAAGCTGAAATATCTCTTACTCAAGCATTAAAGGAATATTACTATAATTACAAACCTAAAGCAATAAAGATACAAGAAGAGCTTAAATATAGGCAAAAATTAGTATTCTTTTTAATTTTAGTTGGAGGTATTGTAGGCGTATATTATTTGTACAAGAAATAAAATAAAATAAATAAAATATGTTAATATTATATGAATGAAAAATAAAAAAAATATAAATATAGTTACAAACAGTAAAATAAGAAGAAGAAGAAGAAGAACAATAACAAGAACAAAAAAAATAAAAATAAGAAAGAATAATAAAAAGGTAAATAGTATATATGATGGAGGTGCAGCTTTTGTGAAAGGTGGTTTTGGATGCGTATTTAAGCCTGCGTTAAATTGTAAAGATTCAGAATTAAACACACCTCCAAATTATGTGAGTAAACTTATTGACGCTAAACATGGTAAAAGGGAATATATGTACATACATAATATCAAAAAAAGATTAGAACATTTGCCTGCAAATATAAAGAAATATTTTTTGCTAGATAATGTTAATATGTGTGAACCGAAACCACTAACAGAACAAGATAAAGTAAAAATAGAAGAAGTATGTGACTATATTTTGACAGACAATAAAGATAAGACGACACAAGAACCGATAAATTCGCAAAATATAAATGATAATTTAGATAAGTTTAAAATAATAAATATGCCTGAGTTGAGTATATCTTTAAGTGCCTATATAAAAAAAAAAGATCTTACTCCTATAGATTTGGTTAACCTTAACAATAATATTATTGAATACTTGACAATTGTAATACCGACTTTATATAAAAATGGTGTAGTTCATGGTGATATTAAGCCTGATAACCTTATGTTTAACGTGTCAGATAACAACACACTTGTTGTAATAGACTGGGGATTATCATATGTGTTAGACAGTGATAGTAAAAATGTGCCGGAGGCTTTATATACTTTAGGTACTCAATGGCATCATCCGTTTTCTTCTTTTTTATTTAAAAAACATGTAACAGAAAAATATGACATTCTACTTCAAAAGTTAAAAAAGGAAGGAGTTAAAGTAACAAGAGATAGCTTGCGAGAATTTGCTATGTCAGCATATAAAACTTTTATGAGTAAACATGAGAAACAATTTTTATTTTTAAATGAGACATTCATGCATGTTTATGGCGAAGAGTTAGCGAAAAAATTAAAACAGGTTGGGCGCAATGACATTGAGAACTATATGTACAATCTGATTATTACTTATATCGTTGAATATATTATTGATGTATTGCTAACATATACGGTTGATTATAAACTAGAAATGGGAAGATATTTTTATGAAGTATATTTACTAAATGCTGATACATGGGGTATAATGTCTACATATAGTGAGTTAATTGATAATATACCTTTAATGACTAAAATGACAAGTGTTGCACGAAAGACAATTACTGGTATGTTGATGAAAATATTAACTCATAACTTGTATAAAAACGGCGGCAAAGTAATAAATATACATAAATTAGTAGATGATATTAAACAGTTAAATAAATATTTGATGAGTATAAGTATTAAAACAAGCCACAAAGAAAGTGTTGGTAAAGTTAGAAGTTCCGCTGTCGCGGCGATGGGTTTAAAAAAGTCTATGGTTGACAAAAAGTTAATGGGAAATGATATTATTTATGATAAATTAGAGAACTATTCTAATAAATCAAGGGGGCGACTTCCAAACGTTCAAGTTGCTGTAGTAACCGGAGGGTATAAAACAAGGAAAAATAGTAAAAATAGGAAATAAAATCTAGAAATAAAACCTGGAAATAAAATCTAGAAATAAAACCTAGAAATAAAATCTAGAAATAAAACCTAGAAATAAGTATATATGAATATAAAAATTATTATATGTTGAGTATATAGTTAACAATATATAATGAAGATAGAATTAATAATATTTATAGTAACAGGGTTATTGATTGCTAATACTTACTATGATGGTAAGTTAATAAAAATATTAAATACTGTAAAAACTAGTAAATATTTAAAAATGGCTACATTTGCTTTTGGTGGACTTTCGCTGTATTTATTTTTTAAGAAAAATCCGGATAATTCTAGAGAGTTTTTAGGGCGAGCAAATGATATGATAAAAACACTACCGATGACGCGTGAATCTATGGGTTTAATTAGTCCATTTTTAAACTTAACAAATACAAAATCATTTACAGATACAAATCAAGATATTTATATGAATGGTGGTGCTTTGAGTGATAGTAGTGGAAATGGAAATGGAAATGGAAATGGAAATGGAAATCATAATCCAAGTGTTAACCGGATGATGATGTCAGGCAGAGGAACTACGAAACGAAGTGTAAGCGAAACAAAGAAAAAGTTTGTTGCGGCAAACCAGAATTGGTTATGTGGAGATTGTAAACATCAGTTGCCTGCATGGTTTGAGGTAGATCATGTAATAGCTTTACATAATGGTGGTTCAAATGAGGTTAGTAATTTAGTAGCATTATGTCGAGATTGTCATGGTAAAAAAACGGCTATGGATAGATTAGACCATTCGTAGTTGTAGCAATGTATATATGTGTGTCTTTGTGTGTGTGTCTTTGTGTGTATAGTAAATCGAAAATCAAAAACAATAAATATCAAATGAATAAATGTTTTTATATATTAATTATAATAGGATAATATATAAAAATGGATAGTATACCATCCACAAATGCGACATCATCATCAACATCACCATTAAATATTATTTTATCAGTAACAAGATTTATTATTTTCGCATTATTGCTAGTGTCATTTGTTATGTTATTTACGACAGGTGGTCTAATAAAAAGTTACATGATAGGTATATTTTTATTTTTAATAATAGTGTCTATATGTGGTTATAATAATATAGCCAATTTAGGTATTTTTCAAAATATAAATTTTTTGACATTACTATGGTGTTTGCCTGTAATAATAGTGTTAGTTATTTCTAGAAAAGATTTATCTGAAAAAACAAGGGATATTACAGACCCTCTTTCGATTATATTAACAATTTTATTAGCATTAAATTTCACCATAGACTCAATTTTACAATTTATAGGCAACATTATTGGTTGGGTCGCGCGCCTATCTAATGTATTATTGCCTTTACTAATTGGACTAGTACTAGCAACCATGATATTAAGTGTTGTTTTTTACTGGGATAAAATAAGCACAAAGGTGAAATTATTATTTTTGGCCGCGGTAGTTTTAGGGGCTTTATTCATAATAAATGGTGAAAATATTATTGCATACATGGCGACAAATAGTATATCACTGGGTATAAATTTAATGGTTATTTTTGGTTTTGGTATTCTAAACTATATTTTATATAAATATACAGACAATGGATTATTAGCAAATGTATTTCAAATACTATCCGTATTATTTTTAGCAAGATGGATTTACTTATATGCTTTTAAGTTTTCCGGTTCATCCGGTGTTAAGACGTTCACATCTACGTTAGGAGCAGGAACAGATAAGAAACCTGCCCCCAACGCCTTTTTGTCTTACTTGACAGACATAAATTTTTACTGTGAAACAATAAAGTCTTTATTTACCGGGATAATTAAGTATTTTCTACTAGCAATATTTTTATTTTACGTATGGTTTACGATTTATATTTACTATAAAAATAGTTTCGAATTTTTAACTACATATAAAACTTTATCGCTTCTAGGATTTTTGGCGATTGGGGTACTATTATTGGTACTATTGATTTATACCATGTCGGGTAGTTCGGGTGTGAAAGAAATTGGCCCTTATACTGAACTTATATCTAAAATAAGTTTATCATTTATTGGTTTCGCGGTTGTTCTAGGATTAATTATTTATGGACTATCGAAGGTAATGTCTATACCATCTACTCTAGAACAGATTATAAGTATTATTAACTTTCTGTTACTAATGGGTCTTGTTGCATTAGTTCTTAGTCTATTTAACTTCAACACATCTAGTAGTTTAGTTTTATCTAATAATACTGGTTTAGGATTTATATTTACTTTCATTCTAAAACTAATTTTGTATATTCCTTGTTTTCTCATTGACTGTTCAAATGTGTTAAGAGAACAGTTACAGTTAGCAAAGAAAGAGTATACTGTTGTAATTATATTACTAATTGAGATAGCATTAATAGCTTCCAAGTTTTTGATTCCAAAAATATTTAATAAAGTAATAACTAATGATGGTATTGTGCTAACAGATAAAGTATATCCATTAGAAATAAAGAACCATGTACCTATTCCTCGCTCACTGAAGATCTTGACTAAAAGTGTAAACTATGGAGTATCTAGTTGGATATATATTCACCCTGTTCCAAATAATACGAATGAAGCGTATGTTCAAAATACATCATTGATTAATTGCGGAAATGTACCCGATATGCAATTTAATGCAGAAAAGGGTGCAATTATATTTTCTGTGGATGTTACAGACGCAAATGGAAGTAAACGTACCGTTATAGTTCCCGATAAAAAGACACAAAGAGATGTAAAAATAATATATTCGAGATGGAATAATGTTTTTGTAAATTTTATAGATGGTGGTATGGATATATTTGTAAACGGGGATTTAGTAATATCTGAACCAAATATAATACCCTATCAAAATCCAAATGGTGTGAATATAGGTTCATCGCCGGGTATATATGGAGAGATGTGTAATTTAGTATACTATAAGACGCCTGTATTGGCGCAAAACATAAAGTTAATGTATGAGTCTATGAAAGATATGAATCCTCCCATAACAGTGTAACCATGTATTTTTTATTTATTGTAAAGTATTAAATTATAATTATAATTATTGTTATTGTTATTATAATTATTGTTATTGTTATTATAATTATTGTTATTAAGAAAAATTTCTAGATGTATATTATAAATGGATTTAAAATTAATATTAGGTGTTGTAATTGTTGTGATACTTTTATATATTATATGGAGTTACTTTTTCACTTCAATGGAGGTACTCATGTCTTTTCAAAAAGGAACCGAATTATTTAGTATGTCTCTTGATAAGGTAGTGGATAGTTCTAAAAATAATTATTCATTTTCCGTGTGGACTTATATTGATGACTGGGGTGTAAACTATGGAAATAGTAAAAATATTTTAGCAGTAGCCCCTGGTACAAAGAGTCCATGCTTTTTTGCTTTGTATTTTTCTAAGACTACCAATGATTTGAATATATATATTGAGCCGGATAATCCGAATAGTGTAGGAAACAATGAAAATGTATATAATTCACTTTCATCTACTTGTAGTGTTACGAATTTTCCCTTGCAGACTTGGGTGAATATATCGGTTAGCGTATATAATCGCGCGATAGACGTGTATATAGATGGTAAATTAATAAAGACATGCAGTATGACTACAGTTGCATCGCCGCTTTCAAATAGTAGTACTATTTTCATTGGAGGAAATAAGACCCCTGATAATTATCAGGTTCCAGGATTTTCCGGTTTTATCGCCAGCGTGGTATATAGTCCTGATGTATTTAGTCCGAAAGAAGTATGGGATATTTACTCTAGAGGATACACTAATTCGGCGTTTGACTTGAATGCTCTTAAGAGATATAAACTGGAATTGGCTTTCTTGAAAGATAACTCAGTTTTGAAGAGTTTCAGCATTTAGATAAAAATGTAAAATTAACATTAAATAGTTAATAATTAATCAACTATTGATTAATTATTTTTAGTAGTAATATATTAAGCACTATATAAATATTTTATATCTAATATATAAATATAAATATAAATGGCTGAACCACAATCATTAAAAACTCCAGACCTTGAACCATCATTTAAGGATTTATTACCGGGTGCAGATGCATCACCAGGGCCTGGTGCTGGACGTGGTCCTGTCGCCGGTGCCGGTGCAGATATAGACGTCGAGCCTGGTACACAGTCAGGTTTCAAAGATTTTAGTTCAGCAAGCGTAGTCGAGGGGTCTAAAGATTTTTTAGAATCAAATAGTTGGGTTGCAAAGATTGCTTTTCTGTTAATGGTTATAATAGGGTTTGCTATTTTGTTTCGACTCATGGTTGCTCTTATTAGTTGGTTATTTTCCCCAAGTGGTAAAGTTATACTTGTGGATGGATATATAAATGGTTCTGATTCTACAATAATATCTCAAAACCCTGATATTAAAAAATCCATTACAATTATTCGCTCTAGTAATGAAAAGACCGGTATAGAGTTTACATGGTCCGTTTGGTTATTTTTGAATGGTTTTACAAATGATACAAAATATCATCATGTATTTAATAAGGGAAATAAAGAATCCAATGATGAGGGTATTGTTTCCCCAAATAATGCTCCTGGTTTATACATAAATCCCAAATATGATGGTATTCGTGTAATAATGAATTCGTTTAATGATCCATTGAGCGATACTATAGATATTACTGACTTGCCTATAGCAAAATGGATGAATGTAGTAATACGTGTACAAGGTAGAAACTGTGACGTATATGTTAATGGGCGTTTAACAAAGCGGCGCATTATGAAGGATGTAGTAAAGCAGAACTACGATGATGTAAATGTGTGTTTAAATGGCGGATTTGCTGGATATTTATCTAGCTTGACTTATTATAATAAC